CAACCCTTCACGCAGCGCCATAGGTCGATTAGATCGCCCTTATCGGTGTCGTTGCTCCAATCCTGCCACTGACCCATGAACTGCCCGTAAACGCAAACCTTGAGGCTTTCTCCCGGCTTGCCAGTGATGTCTCCGCAGACCCATTCCTTGCCATGCACCAGTTTGCCACCAGGAAGCAGCATTGAGCATACCGTAAGTGTTTGAGCGGCTAATCGCTCGCTGATTTGAGCAACGCTTAGCTCCATGTGGACTCCTCGGTGAGAGATGGCTCTTCTGATGCCTCGGCTTCCTTAGCGATGGCTTTAGCTCGATTCTCAAGCATAAGGGCCATGAGGTCGATTTCTGGCTCCTGTGATCTTGGCTCATCCCAAACATCCGTTGGAAGCGATTGTTTTTGGCTTGGCAGGTATCCTTGAGCCTTCCATGCCCTGACCGTCGCACGCCAGTCCTTGATTGGCTTGTTGGCATTTTGCCATCCGTTGGATTCCCAACGATTCCAGAGGTAATCGGCATCCCGTGGAAATAAGCCGTTGTTGCGACAGAAATCTTGAAGATCGGAAAGGGTTCCCTTCTTCTTGTTCTTATCTTCTTTTTGTCCTGTATTATCCTTATCTTGTACATGAGGGGTATTAAAAACCCCAGATACCCCTTCTGAAAGTTCAGATACCCTATCAATACCCTTCACTTCTTGGGCAACAGGATACCGATAACCGCTCGGTGTGAGCACCAATCCATGGGTATTGATGGCCTCAATCACCTTTTCATGGGGTCTGCATGCAGTGCTCAGCTTGCCATATTGGAAGCCAATGAACTTGGGAATGAAGTAACGGTTTCCACCAATGGCCTGTATCCTGTCTCCCAATTCTGAAACACTTTTATCGTTACATTTTATTCCGCAATCGTGAGAAACCAAGTCGAGATCAAGCTCAACGATTCCAATGTGATCGCAGTGATCCAGGGCATAATACCAAAGCATCTTTGCGCTTGCCGAAAGACGGCGAAACCATGGATCTGTCCATTTCAGTGTTGATGTAAAACGCTTCATTGATCTTTATTTTCTAGTTGTATTGATTTCAAAATGCAATCCTCGCAAATCCACTCGTGCTTGTCATTTCTTCCGTTGGCTTTTGAATCTGGAGTTAGACCTCCACAAGTGGTACAAATGACATAATGCGGCTTCTGTCCTGCGTGAACTTCATCATGACAACCAAGGCACAGTGTTTGAAGAAGCGTCAATGGGTAATCCCATGGCATCCAACCAGTAACGTATCCAAGATGGTGGACGCAAAGCGTTACTTCTGGGTTTGTCCTGCCACAGTTCTGGCAGGTAGTGTATCGACAGCACATTCCCAAACTGCATCGCGCATCAATGGGTCGTAGCTGGCGATCTGAATTGCTAGCAGGTGGATGAGGACTTGTGTAGTCTCGTCCTTGGATGCCTTCGTACTGTTAAGTGTGCGAGCCAACTGATTGTGAAGGCGGCATTCTGCGGATGGTTGTTTTGAGTTTGGCATTATTTGATTGTTCTCCGGCAGTATTCAGCGATGAGCAGACCGTCCGCAATTGCATGTGTAATTTTTAGATGTGGAAACAACTGCTGAGATTTGGCCTTGCTCACGTTCTTATCGCCTTTTGTTAGGCATCCAAGTTCTTTTTGCCACTTTTGAGGAGTGACGTAAGTGAATGGGATGCGTGCGGCGGTGAGTGCCATCTCTAGGTTTCCAAATCCACGTCCAAATTTGAAGGACGATGAGACTCCCTGCCCCGGCATGGAATGCACAGATTCAAGACAACAGTGAATCGTGTCACGCTTAAAATCGTCTGGATTCCATTCATCAAACACTTCCCACAAATCAGTCAGAGTCTCAGGCATTTTTACAGCCCAAGCCTTCGCTGGATTGTTGTCAGGAATGAAGGCGATGCTACCAGACTGTCCTGGATCCACTCCGATAGACAGCTTCATGACTCCTCCATTTCTAATTCAATCACGCGAATTCTGGCCCACTCAATCCATTCGGATTCAGCCTTGCTGATTTCTTCTTTGCAGGAGTGATAGACGATTGCGTCGTCAAACAGTGCGATCTTTTCTTTACTGGGATTCATAGGTCGATTTCGTCTGTATTGAAATAATTACGCACATTGCTGCTTGGATATGCAGCATTGAGAAGCGGAAAAACGAGGTCCATAATTGTGGCTCGGCATGTCATGTCATCATCTGGAATCTCGATTGAGATCGTTGGTGATGGTATGCCTTCTCGCGGAGGATTGATTGTTGGTTCAAGAGTAATTTTCATATAAAAGTGTGGCCGATATAACCCTCGGCCAACGGGCTTGTTGATTTAGGTTACCAGGGAATATCAGTGGTATCTTCGTCCTTCATCAGTGGGTGCTCTCTAGCTGGTGTTGCTGTTTTTGGCGCAGAACGAGATCCGCCATCGAAGATGAACTCCTTTCCGTTGCCAATAAATGGAGTGTACTTCTTGGCTTGGCGTTCTTCCTTGGTGGTGCTCTCAGATACACTGTGAGTTTTGCCAAACTTATCTTCACCATCACGGTTGCTCTTCACGTCCATTGATAGGTAGCACTTGCCGTTGGCATGTGCATTGATGCGGCTCTCTGGGATGCAGATTGCGACATACTCTTTGCCGTCTTTTCCGGTGATTTTCTTTGCGCCTTGAAGGGCGAGAAGGTCGAAACTGATATTGATTGTGCTATTTGCCATATTTTTGTGTTATTTTATCCAGCGTTTTTGCTCCCAGATTGGGACATCCAGTGAGATGATTCCTTTACCGTATCCTTGCCACTGTCCGGTTTCAAGGCACTTCTTATAAGTTTCGACAGCATAGTCCATTTGAGCCTGACCAATGGCAATTGCCTCTGGTGGCGGCTGATAAATGCACACGTCTGCGGCTTCGTTTGTCTCAGCCACCAGCCAAAAATAGGCGGGTTCCACATCGAGGCCAAGTTCAAGCGAGAGCAAAGCCTTGTAATACTGCATTTGCATCATGTAACGCAGACCGAAAGCCTTACGACCCCACAACTCAGGATCAGCTTCACTCGTTGTTTTGAAGTCAACGATGATAGGCTTACCACTTTCATCCTGGCCGTATGCGTCCAGACGCCCCTTGATCTCAACGCCTTTGTAATTGCTCACAATACCCACCTCACGCTGCTTGCACAGATTGAGCATGTATTGAGCATCTGGGCTATTGCGGACAGCCTCAACAGTGCGGACAACTGTTGCATGTTCAGCCAGAGAAAGGATGGTCATGCCAGCGTGTTTATCGCGCCATGCCTTTCCTTCTTTGGTCCGGAGATCAATATCAACAGGCTTAACGGTGTGGCTGTATGGTTTGCCTTCGAGAATAGCTTCGTGAATAATCGTCCCCATGGTCATCTCAATCGTTGGCTCAAAGGACTTCTTGAGCGATGACTGATAATGCTTTGGCGATTTGAGGATGGTCTTCAAGCTGCTGAAATTAGCAGCCGGATGAGAGCGGTATGTTTGTTCGTCTAGGATGATCATGCTGACTCTTTCTGGCTTGGGAGTTTCAGATCGGCAACTTCTGCTTTAGGCGTGAACGCTTCGTCAACAGTGGTGTGGCCGTCCTTGATAGCTGTATGAAGTCCAAACATCGTTTCAAGGTCTGTCAGGTCGATGTCTTCAACCGACTTCTTGCCAAGAAATGCTAGGATTTTGTCCTTGCTGACAGACATCTTGCCAAAGCTGTCGATGGCACGTTGGCGACGTTCCGAGAGGGTCTTAGAATCACCAATTGCAACACGTTTTGCTTCATCGCACACAGGTTTAATCAAAGCCCCAGGAATCACTTTAAAAACCGCATCACGGAAAGCGATAGCAGCACCAGCATTAGCGGCAAGATTGATGTCATCTTCATCAATTGCTCCACCTTTGGACTTCTTCCCAACGATGCGACGACGCTTTTCTACTTGAATCGCCACGTTTTTTTCGAGATCGTGGCACACTGCTTGAAGCACTACATGTGGATTGTCACCCGTTGATACAGTATTGATAATGCGAACACCAGCGCGAAGGTTTCCATAACAAGAGACGGCGATTTCAGCCAAACGAACAGATGGCCCTTGGATTGTTTTTCCACCGCGAGGAAGGCTGTAAAAGCAGCCCTCAGATGTTTCTTGGTCAAGCGTGGCAAATGCCAGCATGTCTTTTTTTACCGATGACAAAGAGCGCGGATACTTCTTGGCCGTGCTGATTTGGCAGTCGATCTCAGCGCGAGAAATTTGCTCAATCGCGGAAAGAGTTTCGGGTTTCAGGATTTCTATTTCGGTGTGTTCTTGCATTTTAGTAGTGGTGTTGTGAATGCTTTTTCGATACTCCATTTACGCTTCACTATACGCTGCTGGAGACAGTTGTATGGAAATCCCAAATCTCGCTCCCATTGGATTAAGCATTTGGTTTCTCCGTTCCAAGTTATTTTGTTATTTGTTCTAGTATTCTGAGCTTGTTCTTTGGTGGTCGCCCAACGACAGTTTTCTTTGGTGTAGTCACCGTCATTGTTTATCCTATCTATTGAGTGCTTATTTGATGGGCACTCACCCATATCTGACAAAAAAGACTGAAAGCTATTTTTCCATTCATCGCAAACTTTGATACCGCGCATTCCATATCGGTAGTAGTGCCTACTACTGGGATAGTCGCAACGAAGTCTGATTGCCCACCAGCAATTATAAGTTCGCGTGTTTGACAAACCGTGAGTTGTTCTTCGTTGAGAGGTCTTTTCTTTTCTAAGACATCCGCAAGAATTTGAACTCCTTCCAAGGTCTGCTGATGTCACGATTACTTCATTTCCGCAATCACATTTACAAAGCCATCTAGGCTTTCCGTTTTTATGCCTTGATGCAAGCGCAATGGGCTGAAGTCTGCCAAATTTCTGTTTTGTTCTATCTAAAATCTTTCTCATAAAAAACAATCGACGTATTTAATGAGTCCGTCAAGAAAAAAACCGCACATTTACTTGATGGATAGATGACATGTTTTGTGTGGGTGAGAAATTAACTGAACCTAAGTTTGAATGCGGCGATAATGCTCTTCCAGTTATCCGGTTTGCGCTTTGGAAATGCGTGGTTAGTGCGGCCAATGACTGGCATGGTGCCAACATCAATACCAAGGTAATCAAGTGCGGCGATGACGCCAAGAGTGCGGTCGATTTTCATGCCAGTTTGCCGTGCATATATTCGCGGCCTGCGTTGTAAGCCATCTTCAATTCGACGGCTCTTCCGATGTCGATGCCACGAGCTTTAGACGAGTCAAGAACGCGGATGATGATGTCTGCGAACTCCTCTTCTTCGCAAGTAAGTGGGCAACATTTATCGCAAGGATGCTCAAGATGGCCTCTGCGTGCCGCTTCCCAAAGTTCGCTGATTTCTCCGTGAAGATTTGCTGTCCATTTGGAGTAGAGTTCAACGGACGAGTATTCGTAATCCGCGTCATGGAATCCTTTGTCTGATGCGTTTTTGTAGGCTGCATCGGCCAGTTCATTTAGTGCTTCTCTTGTATTCATATTTTATCGGGTTGAGTTGTAATTTTAGTCTGATTTGTCCGCTTTGTCCAGTTGCTTTTTCGGCGCTTTTAACGATTGCAAATATTCCACAATCGTTGGAACCGTTTCTTTGCGCGGCTTCACTTTTCCGCTGGCCCATTCGTAGAGACGCTGGCGATCAGTGCCGATTAGTCGAGCCATTTTAGTTGCTGATCCGTGCGGACCTTCATCGAGGTGTTTTTTAAGTAGTGCTGCGAGGTTCATATTAGTGGACTGAAAGGTATTCGAGGGATTCCATGCACTCAGGCTCACGAGCAGCCCAGCGCATGATGATGGCTTTCATGGTGCCGATTTTGGCAACTCTTCGTGAAGCGCCGTCCTTGTATTGTTTTGCGGCACTTTCAAGAATGGTTTCGAGCAGTTTTTCGGCTCGTTCATATCGTTGGGTGAATGTCGTCACCAGTTCTGGGTCTGCTTCGGTTGTCATATGGTTCTTAACTTTGGTTCAATCGTCCGTTTTGTGCAAATGGTTTTTCGGCCCTTGGAAATGATTTTCACGGCTCCTGCCACCAAGGCTTGAGCTTGGCAAGTTTGCGATCCTCGGCCTCGCGTCTCTCTTGCGCTTGCCGCGCTTCCTGCTCTCGCTGGCGTTGTGCCAGGAGAGCGAAGAAGGCAGCGAGTTTGTCGGGGTCACTCATCCGATGGCAAGCAATGTTCCATTGCTCAATTCTCGCACTGGTAGGTTATGGCGTTTAATTGTGGCCTTGCACACTCTCGCAACACGAGAGCATTGCTTGTGCTCACATTCAAGCCGCAGAATGGATGGATTCGTGGCCTGATTCCAAAGTTCTGACATCGTGATTGCGCGATCTAATCTTGTGCCATTCTTGCGAAGGCTTAAGTATAAACGGCGCAAAGTTTTCGGCGTCTCTTCTTCCATGGGTTCTCTTGGCATAATGTTCTATTTGTTGTTTCTCGGCGCATAATCGCGCCCTCTTGCCATCTGGGCGGCTGGCGATGCCACAGAGATAGCAAACGGGCGGGATTTAGAACTCGTATCCGGCTTTGATAAGGGCTTCGCGGGCGTAAGCGGGGAATGGCAGATCAATATCTGCCAATTCACTCTCTATTTTTTCCAACGCTGCCAGCAACTCAGGCAGGACAGCGATTGCTTTGGCGTTCGATGGGTGACAGTAGGCAACGCTAGCGGCGTAGCCATCCTCATCTTGAACACCAACTGCAACCCATGCCGTATTCATGGGATCTAATAATTGTTCGGCCATATTGGCACGGCTCAAGCATCCGCTTTCACGAATCCATGGCCCCGGCGTGATATTTGGTCTTTTCATGTTTTTGGTTTGTTGTTTTGTTGTTTTGTTGTGCCTATTAGGCTTTATCGGGAACGGCCCATGCTGGCGTTTCGCGAACGCCTCGCATTTCTCGTGCCTCATTTGAGCGTTCTGCTAGGCGTCGAACGTGGGCGCGGTGACTGTCCATCTCCTGACGGCTAGCGAATCGAGATGGCAGAATCTCAAGATGCAAGCGAGCGGCGAGGGCGTACAAGTCATCTAGGCTCATCTTCGCGATAGGGACGCGAAGTTCTCCAGCCTCATCTTTTCGGACTTCGCATGCGATTACGGCCCCACTAGGAAGCCGGTCTATTGCCAATCCGATTATGTTATTTACGGCGCAGAATTCCTGTGCGTTGTGATTTAGGATCATATCGTTTTTGGTTTTGGTTTTGGTTTTAGCCTGTCTCATCAGTTTTCGGGAGGCTAACCCGAAAAGACCGCCTTAGCGGTTTCGACTTATTTCCAGAGGTTATCTTGGCAAGCGCCGCGCGCCTCGGCAAAAGAGCATAGAAGACGAAAGTCTTGCGACGGCTCAAGTCGAACCTCTTGAATCCAAGCGTTAGTTAGGTCACAAGGTTCGCTCGCATTGCCAAGGTGCGCCCAATCTTCTCGCTCATCTTCCGTGGCGCTTGATTGATCTTCTTCCGATATAAGGAAGGATTCCCCCAGGCCCGAATCAATCAACTCGTCAAACGCATCTTGCTCGTGCGAGGCCCACACAGCGCCAACTGCGCCGAATTCGTGGCCGATAACGTATAGGGTAACCTTGTGCGGATTGAATTCCCATGGAAGGATCACGTGATTACACAGAATCTCCTCCTCTTTAAGTTCGACTTCGCGTGATGGGAGGCAGTTGAAAGCCCCGTCGTTTACTGGTTTCAGAGTTAGTTTCATATCTTTTTGTTTTTGGTTTCTTGCTAGGGTTTGCGCCCTTTGCTCCCCTCGCGCATGGCAAGGGGAGACAAGGAGGCAAATCAGTTGAGCCGATAGGCGTACAAATCGCCATCTAACTCGATTTCCTCGCCATCATAACGGCTCAAAACGTGGCCGCGTCCATCGTTGCGGGCGTCTCGTTTCCATAGATCAGAATCGAATTTGATATATGGCGCGAGGTTTCCAACCGCCACTTTTTCGAGTTCTGGCTCGATACATTCCTCAATGTAGGAATCAAGCTCTTGGTCCCATGCGGAGTCAGCTTCTTCATCCGTTCCAACACTATATTCCTGCGAGCCTAGCGAGTAGATTGTCATGCCGTAATGATCGTGGCTTTCCTCCGTCAGTTCGTCTGGTTCGCATTCAAGGTGTTTCGCCAGTGCCAGTTTCTTTTCTTCGTTGTCAGTATTCATAAGTTTTTGTCTTTCGTTTTTGGTTTTAGTTTTGATCTTCACAGCACGGAAGCGGCGCATCCGGCGAGAATTCCAGCGATAGCGAAGAGCCATAGCCAGAGAATGACTTGCTTGTGAAATTGCTGCCGCTGGCGATGTCGCGAGGCTGCTAGATAATGGAGGCGGAGGTTATTTGGTTCGGTGGTCATGTGTATGTTTTTGGTTTGTTCGTGGGCTTTGTAGCGCACGCATTGACGCACCCCAAAAGGATGCGCCAAAGCGCGGGCTAATCATCAAGATGGCCTGCCTGGCATATGGCATCCTGTTTTCGGAAGCTGTATCCGGCATCAAAGTACGAGTTATATAAAACCAAGCACTTGAAGCCAATGTCGCGCCAGTCCTGAAAATTGTAGCCGTTCGCGTTTCTGCCGTCCTTGAAGCCTTGGTAAGCTGCTTGCTGTTCTGGCGTTCCATCTCGCCAGTTGTTCGGTGGTAATAGTGTCATTTTTTCTGGTTTGAGGTTAGTGCCAAAGAATGAGAGCGATTGAGATCAAGGCGATTGTGCCGAGAATCCAGGCTAGGAGCATAGCGAACATTTCGGCGGGGGTATCGTGAGGTGTCATGTGTGTGCGTGCTTTGTTTTTTTTCCGCGTGTAAGATGCGCGGCCCCTTTTTTGGTTAGAATTCACCAGCTAGAGTTTGAGTGTCCATCCTGCTGCCGAGCTCCAGATACTATCGCCATCATCGCTAGGGATCATGTCAGACCATGCGTGCGCTGTTTGTCCAATAATCACCATAGAGTCGATCGCGCTATTGGCTGGCTCCAAAATGAGTTTGACCGTCACACCCGACGCGGTGACCTGCCCATCGGATTCGATGATTGCAGCCTCCTCACTGAGGAGGTATTCTGTGGCGGATTCGAGGTTTTTAACGTTTGGCAGAGCGCTTATTTTTGTTTTCATATAGTTTTGCGGTGGGATTTCCTAACCCGCAAACTCTACATGATACCGGACACATTATCAAGCGAAAACGGACAGGTTGAAAAAAGAGTTGAGAAAAGAAGGCTTTAGCGGGATTAAATGCCGATTATGGCAAATACTCCAGTAATTGATCCCGCAACTTGGGAAGCGTTAAGAGCGGCAAGCATTCGAGGCGTTCCAGACTCACAGCTTGCAAATAGCTTTGGCGTTCTGGAGGCAACGATCCGCATTAAAAGATTTAGAGATGAAGTTTGGAAAGCAGCGTTAGCAGGCCAAAGGGCAAAGCCGACTGAAACGATAGGCAATGAAGAGAATGAAACGGGAATTGTAACGAATGAGGAAAAATCGGTTAATTTGCCTCCAGTTTCAGCCTCCAGTTCCACCAGCACATCAGCACTTGCGCAGAAAGTAGCCTTAACGGTGTCTGACTCAATCTCCAAGCTGGGAGAGCAGAATCGTCTCCTAGCCCTTCAAATCGCAGGGAAAGGGCTAAAGCAGGCTAATGCCGCTCCGCCGGATGTGCAAAGCTGGCAAGATGTGAAAGCGCTGATGGACATCGTGGCCAAGGCTAGCGGCATGGATCAGGCGCAAGCCGTTCAAGTTAACGTCCTATCATCCCAGCCGATGGAATTTTGCCCGCATTTCGAGCCTGCTATTGAGACTGGAAAGGTCGTTGATGTGTAAAGCACTGATAACCAATGAGGTTCAACTTGTGGATATGTGGATTGTTCAAGCCTATAACTTTACCCGGCATATCCGGCCCAGTTTTACCTCGATTGTGTCAGGGCATGGGGCGGGATGGACTGCTAGCTGGCGCAGTGGCAGGCGGTGGCGGTGGTAGCGAGCGAGCGAGGGGAGCGGCAGCGTAGAGCGCAGGCCACGGGTCGGGTGCCGATGGGTACCGAGGGCGAGCGGCCCATGTTGTGCGTAGATTCACTCCCCTCATAAAATTCCCCCACATAAATATCTTCTACCATTACCACCACCGGTTCTGATTTATTTATTCGCCCACCCCAGGGGTCTTTTCTGTAAAATCATCCTCAACAATTTTTCCCTCTAAATTATTTCTTATACCATTTGATTCCGTCCATTTGCTTGGCTATCGTTTCTGACGATGATTTCATCATTCCATCCCAACTTCAAAAATCTCACGGGCAAACGCTTTGGTCGCTGGACGGTTATCTCCCATGTGCCAACGGGTAGAAAAGGATCTTCAACCTGGAGATGCCAGTGCGACTGTGGGCGCATCAAGCAGAACGTGTTCTACACCGCTCTCACAACGGGCAAGTCTCTTTCCTGTGGATGCCTTAGAACCGATCTACTGCGCGGTAAAGCCGTGGATGTGAAGCCAGAAAGCCCAATTGCTGTTGAAGAGCCTATTGGCGATTTGGCTGAGCTTGAGGCGATGCTGGTTGATTCCAAGAAGCCTGTGGTATCTGAGGCTAAAAAACTCATCCTTAACGATCAACGTCTCTGGCGCTGTATCGCTCGTTGCCGAGTCAAAGGACTCACCTACAAAGGCCAGAAGCCAACGGATTTCTACGTCAAGCTGGCGATGAAGGATGAGCTTGCGCTTTGGTTGAGAGGATAAATATCTTATCGTATTTGTTGCATCGACAGAATCGGTGTGCGATGGTTGGTGACGATATGAAACTCACAGAAAAAGAAAAACGAATCAAGCTGGCTGAGGCTCAAGGATTAACTGGTTGGGAAGAGGCTCGATGCTTACCAGACTACTTCAACGACCTCAACGCGGTGCAAGAACTTCAAGATAAGTTGACGAATGATCAGCAATTTGAATTTGTTTATCACCTAAACGATGTTCTTGGGCTTGTTCCGTTAAGTTCGCCAGCAAGCTATAGGGAGGTTGTTTTGTTTGCGTTTGCCAACGCAACAGCAGCCCAACGCTGTGAAGCTCTCGGCCTAGCCCTCAACCTCTGGTAAAATATGCGAAACATTAACCTGCCCAAAACAAAAATCTACATCCGCTGTGACGCCTTCGGTGGTCCAGAAAACGAATTTGAACCAGCTTGGCTTGTATCTGTTCGAGCGATGAGGAATCGCCCCTTTTGCTTCCAAGCATGGGTCGAGAAATACGCCGCCTGCTTCGACAAGATTCCTCCTCAGTGCGTCTATTGGTATGAGCCGGAAGATGATCACAAGCCTCTTCCGCTACATAAAGTCCAGATGTGGGAATGCCTATCCGGCTCCATCGAACTCTGGCGCAAAGACCAACTATCCGACGTGCCTGTTTTGGTCAACCTTGGCAAAGGTAATCCACCGATAGGCGGACATTACTGGTTCACCATCGACCACCTGCCAGAAGGACAATCATCTGGCCTCCTAGACGTGGGTGACTCTGAATTGCTTGAAGAGCACAAGGAGGGCAACGTCATCAAATTATCCAACGGCCAAATCGCAATCTACCCGAACAACCGCATTAAGTGGATGCCGATGTCGCTGACTGGCAAAGACGCAGCCGCAACTATTCCGCCCTGGAACGTGGCTACGAATGCTCAATGGGATGAATGGTGGTCTGATTCTGACGAAATCCTTGGAGATGCCAAGTGGGCGTATTGACGCAGGAATTAAACACGGAAATAAAACCCATGAAGACCAATAGTGCTTTGATTCGGCTTCCTAATGATGTGGCCCGCTGTGATGGCGTGGGCTTCAATGAAGACGGCAGTTGGAACTGGCGCGAAGGATGTGAGACGTGTTTACGCCGAACCGCTCCACGTGGAGATATGATGCTAATATCGTTCATCCATCCGCCTGCGATTGTCGCTTTCGAGTGCGAGTTCCTCATTGAGCCGGACAACAACCATCTCAACCTAACACCTTAATGGGACGCTCACCAAAATCACTCATCAACGAAACCTTCGGCAGCTTAATCGTTGTCGAACTTGTATCTCGCAACACCCATGGCAATAGCCGCTGGCTGTGCCAATGCGAGTGCGGAAACAAAACCGAGGTATATTATCAAAATCTCACTTCTGGAAGTGTGCAGTCATGTGGCTGCTTACCCAAGGGAAGGAAGATTGGCTCCAAGAAACAATCCAAGTAATGATCATGAATACAGAATACGACAAACCAACACCACCTCCAGGATTCAAACTTGTTAAGGGTGGTGAATTAAAATCTCCATTTGATGCCAGATTGCTTGTGTTTACCTGTGAAGACACGTGGGATGAATCTTGTTATGCAGGTTCAGATGAAGCAATGGACGACATAGATCTTTCTTCATGGTATGCGACCCCAGATTCACAGCAATCCATCTCCGAGGAGGCCGCAGCAATCGTCGCTGGAGAACGTCAAGCTGACTACGGCGATGCGAACGAATCTTTTGCTCGCATTGCAAATCTGTGGAGTGCCTACACAGGTTCTACCATTGAACCTTGGGATGTAGCACAGATGCTGATTCTTCTAAAAGTCAGCCGTGCAAAGACGAGCAAGAAGCGAGACACATTGGTTGACATCATCGGATATGCCGAGTGCGCTGGGAGGTTGAAGAAATGAGTGTGAGATGATGGTTAAGTGAGTATACAGATACTGTCTATGCCCATCTGGATGCTCCTATAAAGCAAACAGAATAAAGGGCCATCGGATGCCCATGCACAATAAATGTCAGTCTCACAATTAAAGTTGACTGACTACTAATTTAGTATATCATCCAAGATGAGGCAAATCTACGAACACGACATCATTGCATCATTGGGAAACATCAGCGGCATACACAAACTTCTCTACATCACACTTTGGAGTAGGGCTGATGCAATTGGCGTGGTTCAGATCAATCTTGAACAGATTTTAGCGATGACTGGAATCAGATACCAAATGGAAGACTTTAGTCATTTTGGGAACCGCTTAGTACTTCTTAACGACAAGGAGATTCTATTGACTCGTTTCTTGCAGACCACGGTTGTTACGCTTTCTAAGGCCAATCGAGGTCTAAAAGATGTTTGGAAGGCTATAGAAATGAGGTGGAATGCGACAAAAGACAATCTCCAGCCATTTATTGATGCTTGGATAATGCTTGGCATTGGCATGTTCTTGCCAGCATTTCCAGATGAATATATCAGTGAGAAAAATCCTGGAACATTAGTTCTCAAGCATCGAGACGAACTTCTTTTAGCCAAGACGTACGATACCCCTTATGGTTGGAGTCAGCGTTTAGTTGATATATTCAACGATTACCGGGATCACATGATCGAAATTTCATGGGGCAAGACATCAAAGTCAGATATTGACAAATTCCGTATTCTGCCTTCAAATGTAAAGACATGGCAAGAAATTGTTCAAGAGATGTTAAATGACGGATATTCTGAAAAAGTCATCATCCAACAGATTCGGTATTCCAAGGGCAACCACAAGATGATCATCTACAAACCAAATGCAAAACCAAACAACGATTAAAGACCGCTTTCCTGAAGTTTACACCAAGTTGCTTCTGGCAAAATCTGCTGATTCTATTGCTGACATGAAGTTGGCTGAATACAGAAATTTGATGCGGGATGCAATGTTTGACCTTCGCAACAGAATCGGCATCACGGCTAAGGCTTTTGGTGGTTTAATTGGTGTCTCCAAAGGATATGTCTATCTACTTGAAAAAGGAGATAGGCCATGGAGTCCAAAGCTCTTGGAGAAGCTAAATGAAAAACTGGCAGAATTTCCAAACAGTTGACTCCATCCAAGAAACGATCTAAACTTTGTAACCATATGGAAAAGAAGTTCTCTAAAACGATCAAGAATCCTGATACTGGCCGTGAAAAGACGGTGAAATACGGCCAAAAAGGCAGCAAAATTGGCCCTATTGGCAGCAAGCGTGCTGATGCGTATTGTGCTCGCAGCAATAATATTGCAGGCGACTGGCGCTCTGATCCAAATTCGCCCAATTCATTGTCGCGTAAAAAATGGGGATGCTCAGGTGCTAAAAGCGTGAAGAAGAAGTAACACCATGGAATCCGAAAATTTAACTGAAGTAGAGAAGCAAATTGTAGAACTACTTGGTCAATACAATTTGATTGAGTGTATTGGTATTCCAGTTGGCACATCACTTCATAATTCAGATGGAATTACATCAAGTATCTCTTCTTTTTTTTGCATAGAAGATACATGTTGCGGAGATCATATTTCAAAAAACCTTGAGAATTTGGTTATTGATATGTGCCGAGCTATTGCACTTGAGGCAAAAAAGAACGGATTATCACGCATCATATCGGCTCAGGCAAAATGGACTAATATTTACAATAAGGCAACCAATCCAAATAAAAGCATTGGAATCGTAACCATTAGTGCCGTTTTTGATGAAATTGAAACAAAAAGTTAATAAAAGCGTGAAGAAAAAATAACGCCATGAATACTGAAACAATCTGGATGTCAGTCATTCTTCTTTGCATTTTCCTGGTCAAATGCCTGACCGAAATCGGAAAACATAATCTCAATCTACCATGAAAGACTCCTGCTACAAAAAAGTCAAAGCAAGCTACGACGTGTTTCCATCGGCTCGCGCTTCTCAAGCCATTGCTAAGTGCCGCAAGGAAAGTGGCAATGTTCGCAAGACTGAAGTTGGCTCCAATCTCAAGCGATGGGAGAAGGAAAACTGGAAAGACCAACGCACTGGCAAACCTTGCGGATCAGGTGGCGATAACGAGTATTGCCGACCAACGAAGCGAGTTTCATCCGATACGCCTAAAACGGCTAGCGAATTAGGGCGCAATAAGGTTCAGGCCAAGATGCGCGAGAAAACCCGTGTTGGCATGGGTGCTAAAGTCAGTGCAGCTAAGTAACAATTTGCCCGCCGTGCCTGTGCTGGCCGAAGTACCTCGCCAAATCAGATTGGTAATTACCGACGAGAAAGTAGTGGTCGAAAAGCGCAAGAGAGCACACAACTTATGTGAAGAGGCTCAGCCTCGGATCGAGACTCTTGCGGTGGCGGGCAGCTAATTTCAATATATCAATATGGACGAAATGACAAAATCCCACAAGTGCCGAGTCAGGCATGGAGACTATCAGTTTATTAAAGGATCAGTCCTTGATATTGGCTGTGGTCCAGACGCCATCAAACTTGATCCACCATCAACCGTTCGAGGTTGGGACTTGCCTGATGGAGACGCGCAATATCTGACCGGCGTTAATGACAAGTCGTTTGATTGTGTAGTGAGCGCCCATTGCCTGGAGCACATGAACGATCCAGAAGTAGCTCTTCAAAACTGGAGCCGAGTTCTCAAGGAGGGCGGATATGTGTACATTCTAGTTCCGCTCTACAGTGCTTATGAAAAGTTCCGCGACTTCCGCTTTGGCAGTTCTCATCAAGCACGATTCAATCCAGATCACAAAACATCATGGGATATTGTCAGTGTGGACAAGCCGATGAACCACGATCACTACGACTACAAGCGCATCGTGCAAATGGGAAAAGATGCTGGATTGCACCTTGTTGATCTGCGTATGGAACTAGACGGATTCCATTGGGACAAATGGAACGATCCTGATTTTGACTCGACTATGCACGGTGGGCTAGCTCAGTTGTGCATTGTGTTCAATAAGATTTAGCATTATGAATTTACTCCCGGTAGTCCTCAATATCGCGCCTCACGAAAAACGTCAGGCTGAACGCTTGGTGCAATATTTGAAGGAACTAGATGGCACCGAGGTAATTACGATGTCTTTTCAAGACCCTCCTGGTATGCGTTATCCAGAGGTGGCAAATTTAGCGTTCAAGCAGTGCGCTAAAGTTATGCGTGGTAAGGCTTTTATGTGGATTGAGTGTGACTCTATTCCAATCAAGAAGGGATGGCTCAAAGCGATCACTGATGAGTATGTGAAGCAGGGTAAGCCGTATCTTTATCCAAAGACTCGCAATCCACCGTTTGATAATTTTACGGGCATTGGCGTACAAGGACCGGACGCATACGAGCAAGCTCCAGTTGGATATACTACGGGCGGATTTGATGAGTGGATTTCTACCAATTTTCCAGATCAAATTGGACTCACTGATTTGATTCAACACTCGTATGGATTCTATGATTCTATGGGTGATGCCACACTCCACGAGTTCCCGCGTGATTTGCATATTCTGCGAGATGATTCTGTGATCTTCCACAAAGATAACGCTCAGAGTTTAATCGACCACATCATGCCATCCATGAAGCGTGATGAGATTATTGGAGTCTCTGGAGTTGGTGATTTGGGGGATGCGGTGGTGAGCTTAGCAACACTCAAACACCACGGCAGCATGTTCGATTATTACGCCCGCGATAATGGATCAACCAAGGGCTTCGTTGCAAGGTTGCCGATAATCAGGTCACTAATCGAATCACAGCCATACATCAACGCTGTAAAAATCTGGAAGCGAGAGCCTATTGCTTGGGCATCAGAAGGCTTCAGGCCAAGTTGGCATGACAGAAGACGCAATCTGGCTACATGCCATGCTCAGCATGCTCTTGACACGCACTTCATCGACACGCTACCAGACATGAGCAAGCCGTGGCTGACAGTTGAGCAAAACAAGAAGTTCAACGGCCTCATAGTCATCAATCGCAGTCCTCGCTACAATAATCCACATTTTCCATGGAGAGAGGTAGTTGAACACTATGGAAATCTTTTGTGCTTCATTGGATTGCCGCAAGAGCACGCTGATTTTGAGTATCATTTTGGCAAGGTTCGCTACATCGTCACACACGATATGCTGGAAGTTGCACAGGCGATTGCCGGAAGTGAGTTGTTTATCGGCAACCAAAGCTCGTGCATGACAATTGCCGAAGGATTGAAACATCCTCGAATCCTTGAGGGATCACTCATCATTCCAGACTGCATTTATCCCAAAGCGCATAACGCTCAGTATGTTTTTGATGGAACGGTGACTCTTCCAGCCGTCGCTCATGTTCCAGCAAAAAGTCTCAAGTCTAATGCTATTCATTGGTCAAACTTCGACACAACGATTGTGCCAAAAGTTGGACGTGGATACGGTTGGATCTATGACCATGGAGGTATTCGGATTCAAGAAGGCACCGTGAGAAAGGTGGCATCCAAGGTATCCAAGCTACTTGGAATCAGCCATGAGCAAGCCGAAGCAGAAGTTGTTAAAGCTACCGTTAAAGCTGCGCCAAACTCTTTTAGTGGCAATGTGCGCATGTCAAACATGACTGCTGCAATGGATGCCCTTCGTGAGAATGGCTACACAGATCATCCAATCTTTACTCTCACGAGTGGAAATATTGGAGATTTGCTTTGAAATTCTATTTGACCACTTTCAATCAAACCCTTATAACCAAGAAATCTTATGCTCTTAGCTATTCCTGTTAGTGCAAGTGACGCCCAAAACCTGCCTCATACGGCGGAAATCTTCAAGAAGTTCGGTCCTTACGCTGGTTTCCAGTGTGCAATCTTTGCCCGTTTAGAAATTGAAAATGAAGCTCGCGTGTTTGCTGAGCAGATTAAGCCTTTATTCTCCAACCTAGACATTCACATTATCGACTTCCACTCCAATGGAGCTACGGAAGCTGCTGCTAAGCATTTCCGCGCTGTTGCTCAGACGGTAAGTGAGAAATATACCGCTGGACCTTGGTATTTCTATGAGTTGGACAATACGCCAATTCAAATTGGCTGGCTGAGTAAGCTCCAACGTGAGCATCACGAATCTGGTAAAGCTCACATGGGAGCAATCGTTCCAACCCGTGGATTTTCCATCATGCAGGATGGATCACTCAAGCCGTCATTTGGCGATCCTCACATGGTTGGCACCGGCATCTACCATCATGCAATGGGCGCTCTTTCGCCAAACATTGGTCAACTTGACCGTTCTATGCCTTGGGCTGGTCCGCTTGAGCCTTATGACATCCGACTTCGTTATGAGGTTGTTCCACACGCTCACAACACGATTCTTATCCAACATAACTGGAACACGGGCAACTACCGCGTAGAAAATGGACAAATTGTCTGTGATGACCTTTCTGGTGATGTGAACCTAAGCCATGCCAAGCCTTATGACGGCCACGCAGTAGTTGTTCACGGCTGCAAAGATGGCAGTCTCGCAAAACTGGTTTTGGCTGACAAGATCACAACTAAGGCTTCAGAGCCTAATAAGGTTGAACCAAAAACGGTGGTTGAAGAACCTAAAAGCCTCACTGGACAAGAAGGCCAGCTTCCATCTGTAGGGTTTCTCGCCTTCCGCATCAAAGGAGTTGTGGAGGCTAGTAAGGATCGCCTAACAGCCAAGAAGATTGCAGAGCAACTCGGCGTTAAGATTGAAGAGATCGTTTCAGCATGTTCCGAAACTGGAAGTGGATTGAAGGTTGCGGGACCGCCTAAATGGGTTAGCCTCGTTTAATTATGTCAGACGCCACAAATACCCTTGAGTCCTATAATCCTCCTGTCGTAGATGACCGGGGTAAATTCCTTGACGAACGAATCAAGGATGTTGGCGCTGCTCGAAGTCTTTGGTTCCGCCTTCAACAGGCTGATTTGAAGTCGAATCAGCAGATGGCAAAGGTTCAAGCAATGGTTGATGGCGCTCCACCATTAGACCAAATGCAGCTTGCCAAGCAGGGTCTGGCATACATGTCCAACTTCAATCCAGGCGATGCCAAAGCCGTTCTGGATACATCTCTTGCTGCGTTCTATGACCTCATTTCTGGCACCGAAAGCCTAATTGACCTTCGCACTAAGTATGGTTCTGAACAGGAACGTCAAGAATGGTCGCAGAAGATGAGCCTGAATATGAGCCGCGTCATTCGTCGCTGGCCTCAGTTCAACTTCAAGTACAGCTACATCCCGCACTACATGGTTCTCCACGGTGTTGGCATTGCTTACTTCCAAGACCCTCTCAATTGGGAATGGGACGTAACGAATCTCGCCTACTTCAAGATTCCCCGTCAGACACGCGCCAACGAAGCTGAAATTCAATACGCTTGCCTCAAGAAGTTGGAGAATCCAGCCGATTTGATGAAGTACATCAACATGGGCGAGATTGCTGATGAGCAAGGATGGGATCGCGATCAACTCAAGAAGGCGATTATGAACGCCTCAGAGCAGATTCCAGACATGCTTAACTGGATGGAATGGGAAGCTCGCTGGAAAGACAATGACATCACCTATGGCGAGACGAGTCCATCTATCTCGGTGATTTACATGTGGGTTCAGGAGCTTGATGGAAGCTACTCCATGTACGCTTTTGCCGAGAATGGCTATCCTATTACCGATGGAGTTCCTGAGAACTTCCTCTTCAAGCGTCGTCACCTTTATCGCAATGCTAGCGAGGCGTTTACTTTCTTCACTCGCGGTATCGGCACCAATGGTAATTATCATGGCATTCGCGGCCTTGGCTCTGACATGTTCAATGCTTTCCAGCAACTGATGCGCTTGGAAAACAAGAAGGTAGATGTCGCGCAAACCGCTGGCCCACACTGGCAGGTTGAAAGCGAAGAGGCAGTTGAGAACTTCCGCATCGTTCCGTATGGCGCTGGTTACCTTGTGACTCCTGGAGCAAACTTCGTCCAGGTTCAGCAGCCAAATATCATCCAGAACATTGAGCCAGCCGTTCAAAGTCTGCGTCAGACTTTCTACAACAATATTGCTCAATACACGAGCAGCAAAACGCTCGATACCGGCAGGGAGCTTTCCAAGTTTGAGGCGATGTCTCGAATGGAAATGGCATCTCAGCTTTCTGTGACTTCCATCAACTTGTTCATGCAGCCGTTTGACCGCCTGATGAATGAAGTTGGCCGTCGTTTCTTCCGTCCTGGATACCAACGTGGTGAACCTGGAGGTGAGGAAGTTTGGCAGTTCCGTCAAATGTGCCTTGAAGATGGCATTCCAGAAGAAGCATTGAAGAACATGGACTTGCGCTATACGCGAGCCAGTCGTTCCATTGGCTTCGGTAGTCCTTCAGCACGTCGTTTGGCATACGAGAACCTGATGCCGATGTATCCGTATTACGATGAATACGGCAAGCAGACTCTCATCCGCAACTTCACTGGCGCTATCGCTGGCTGGCAGATGGCCGATGAGCTTACAACTCCTGCTGGAGCCAATCAGCGCCCACCGATTGATGCGGCAATTGCAGATGCTCAGAATGCAATTCTTGCTCAAGGCGCTACTCAGGCAATTATGCCAAACGAGAACAAGAGCGTTCATTTGCAGACCCACATTGCCAAGCTGACTGAGTTCTACCAGCAGTTTGACCAAGCTGGTCAGAATCCTGAGATGTATGCTCAGATTGTTCCGCCAATGTCAAACATCTTTGATCATGCTGCTCAGACTCTTGAGCAGTTCACTGGTCCAGAAGCTCCTCAATTCCGTCAGCAACTTCAACAGTTCAATGAGATCATTGTCAACGGCTCGCGACACCTACAGAAACAGCAGGCGATGGAGGCGGAGGCATCTGGTCAACCTCAAGAAGATCAAGGACCGTCTGAGATTGAAATGAAGATGGCGGAATGGCGTGCAAAAATGGATCAACGATCCGAGGAGTTCCGCATGAAAATGGAACAACGCCAAACTGATGCTGCTCAAGCTCGCGCTCTGAAAGATACCGCTGCCGCTGCCGCTATTGCCTTGAAGGGCGCTTCATATCAAGCGCAACAGGCATCCATTAGAAGTTCTCTATGATACCAGCAAATACACAAAAAACGCGACTCGAAAAATTCAGAGATGGAGATGGTCCTGGGCGTCTTTCTGCACTTCTCAAAGACCCAGTGATGATTGAAGCTCTAGCGATTATTGAAGAAAAGACTGAGCCTAACGATTCGATTCTGACTGGCCTTGTGCGCGATTACAAGGCGGAAGCTCCTATGGTTATCTCTATGATCCACGCCGGACAGGCTGGCATTCGTCGCACGTTGCGATTGTTGAAAGCGTTGGCATTTAGACCTCAAGCTGACAACCAACACATGGACGCATTCACTCTTGAAGCGTACAGCCACATTGACGAAAAATATCTCGAACAGACTCATCAGTAAAATATATGGACACCGAAAACACACAGCCACCAGAATACGACGCAACAGCAGAAGCTCAAGCCATGTGGGATCGCGCCCAATCGTTCCTTCCTACAGAGAACGAAGCCAAGGTTGAGGATAAAGTTGCACCCACCGATCCAGAGCCATCCAAGGATGATGTGAAGCGTGATGAGCCAGGGGAAAAGATTGAGGAAGTCACTGAAAACGATCTTCCAAAAGGATCGAAAGCTACTCCTGAAGCCATTTCTACATGGAAGGACATGAAGGCCGAGCTGAAACAGCTTCGTGAAGAACGCGACAGCTTGAAGAACACGCTTCCTGAAAAGGATAAGACTGTTCAGGAGAAGATGATTGAAATCGAAGAAATGCGGAAGAAGATTGCCGAGTTTGAGGGCAAGGATATTTCCGCGTATGAGAGGCGTATTTCCGAGATGGAGTCGAAACTTGGTGAGCATGAACAGTTTCGCTCTATCCACGATGTTCAGAACTCCACCGCCTACTATGAGTCCATCCTCGAACCTGCTGCCGCTATTGGTCAGGCAATTGAAGTGCTGGCAGGCGCAAATGACGTTGATGCAAAGACGCTTCAGGGCGTTTTGGAGATTAGCGATCCTATTGAGCAGCGTAAAAAACTGCGCGAAGTGACTGAAGGCTGGCACCCAACAGATGCCGCTGAACTCATGGAGCATGCTCGCAATACTCAGGCGCTTCTCAGGAAGTCGTCCGACATGCTTGAGAATGCTGACAGGGCTAAGCAGGAGCTTTCATTCATGGAGCAAGAGAAATCTCGCAGAGCCAAAGAGGATGAAGACAAGCAATTCTCGTCTGCTACCGAAGCTGCAAATAAGCTACTCCAAGAGAAAATTCCTTTCCTCAAAGATAACAAAGATCTCATGGAGGCAGTCTCAAAGGCTGAGATCAGAAAAGACCCTGCTAGCATGGCTGTAGCAGCGCGTGCAAGCGTGATTCTTCCACATTTGTTGCGTCAGCTTGACGAACGGAATGCCAAGATTTCTGAGCTTGAGACTTCGCTGAAGTCGCGCATTGCGGCTTCACCTCGTCCTTCTAGCACTTCTACGCCTGTGAGCACGAATGATAACCTGCCCACTGGCTACGACGTGGATTCGATTATGGCTCGATTCCAAGCTCACCAACGGCAAGGGTGATGCTTACGGCATAATAATCAACGGGGCATCGTCAGGTTTAACCTCCTGACTTTGCTTGTTGAGAATATGAAGGTCTTCAACAGTTGCCCTTTTCTTGAAGTCGCGCACTTGAAGAAGTGCCTGCGTGATTCGCTGCATCATGCCAACGAATGGCTCATGCTCGTCTTCTGACTCAAATACGGGAGATTTGAAGCCTGCCACTTGGCCTGTTTCGTCGTCGCCAATAACGAGTTGTGCCTCGAAGCGGGAGTTTGAGCCGACTGGCAGTTGGTCGATACGGATGTAGATGGATGGGGTTGTCATATAGGATTGAAATGGGCAACGCCGTGGGAGCAACCAACTCGCCACGGCGTCTGGCACTAAGGGACACATGAAAACAAAACCTCGTGCGTGAGAAAACATCGCAGATGGATTTAGATTCGTCAAGAACCTCTTGAAAAGAGAGCGATCCTGGGTTAAAAAAGCAATGCCGCTGGAATTGGCGTTCCGAGCGGCATCTATCACACAACACCAAAAGAGTTAAAATGCTGTATGAATACTGAAATTGTCGCGGGAAAACAGATTGAGGTCAAGCGGAAGCGTTGGGACACCCGTGAAGATGGTAGGATTTTCTGGGGAATGAGAGGAGATGGCCGTGAAATATGGCTACCAGTGGAAACCGCCAAGAAGCGGCAGGCAGATTCAGATCGTCGCAATGACGATTACAGAAAGCGCAAGTTGGCAAAAGCTGTTAAGCCGGAGAATCCTCGGAAACGTGGGGAGACGCGGGATGACGGAATGATCTTTTTCTCGTATTCCAATGTGAGAAAAGAGGTGTGGGTAAATGCCGATGATTTTCAGCGCCTATGTGATATTCAGACTCAGGCCAGGAAGAGGTATGCCAAGGATAATGTAGAAGCTGAGAACGCCAGAACTAGAAAGTGGCGAGAAGAAAATCCTGAAAAATTTAATGAGTCTCATCGAGCCAGCAGAGAGAAACATAAGGATAAGCGTTATCAGGCCACTCGTGAGTGGAGAGAGCAAAATAAAGAACACCTGCAAGCATATAATAAGGCCAACAGGGAGCGTAATCGGAAGAATTTAAGGGAATGGGTGAAGGCCAAATATGCCTCTGATCCAAAATACGCTTTGATTATCAAGGCCCGTGGATTGATGCGCTATGCATTTAATCGTCTAGGATTTAAGAAGACCACAAAAACAGCAGAGTTGCTTGGGTGTGATTGGGAAACATTCAAACAACATATTGAATCTCAGTTTTATGGAGAAATGACGTGGGATTCATTTCAGCAAAAGAACCATATTGGAACATCGATGGTTGAGATTGATCATATTATTCCAATCTCTTCTGCCAAGACAGAGGAAGATGTGATAAGGCTTTCACACCACACGAACCTTCGACCTATGTGGTGGTGGCAAAACAGGGAGAAGCGCGACAAGATTCAAGAAGTAGTCTAACCAATAAAAAAATGCGGTTGACACGTTAGCTTACTGTGCAAGTATGCCCGTGAGCTAAAAAACGCTGCCCGCGTTCCTAAAGGCTCGTAGGTGAAAGGGCAAATGAGCTAACAATCCACTCTGGCTCGGAGCGGAACAATCTGGACGCCGCTGGCATTTCTGCCAATCGGAGAACGTCTGGAAATCAAGTTCTTCAACTCATCCTAACTGACGCTTAATAAGCGAAACACCTACGAAAATGGCCTGCACAGACATCAATCAATTCCTAGAAAGTGAAAGCCAGAGGATTGTCGATGATCCTTCCGAGAAGCAATTCATCAGCAATCCTTGGCAGAACGACTCTATCGTTCCGCGTTCCCGCTGGCCCAATGGTATGGGCGATACCCCGAACTTCCTGACATTTGAGCGTGCGATGCCGTTCGGTTCCGATGTCACGTTCACCACCTACGGCTTCAATGACGGCGGTAGCGGTGACGAAGGCGGTTCTTGCCAGCCTCCTGTGTCCACAATCTATCCTTCGCAGACTCGTCGCTCGATGGAACTCAAGATTGCGGCTGTCGAAAGCCCTCCCTTCTGTATCGAAGATGCTCGCATGAGCTACAACATCGTTCAGCAGGCTGCTGCCTTCATCCGTAACCTTCGTGGATACTCCCGCTACCTGTGGGAAAATCAACGCCGCGATCAGTTCACGTCCATCTGTTCCAACAAGTACGTCGCTGACGCTGGCCTTACGGTCAACTCCGCTTCGTTCGCCACTGGAACGATTGGCACCCTGAAGCGCGAGATGCTTGATTACATCCGCTACAGCCTCATCCGTAATGGAGCAGACATTCAGAACGGCCTCTCCGTCAATAAGATGGGTCAGCCTCTTCTGCCACTCGTCCTCTCCGATGAAGCTCAGCAGACGCTTGCTACCGATGGCGTGACCATCCAGAACATCCGCTGGGACTCCGAAAAGGTCCGTGCGCTCAACAATGCCCCTGGTTCCTTTGACAGCCTCAACGGCTTCAAAATGACCATCGACATCGCTGCTGCTCGCTGGAATCTTGTCGGTGGTGCTTGGGTGCGCGTTCCCTTCATGCTCCCTGCTACCAACAAGGGTGATCCTGCGAACGTCAATCCAGCCTACTTCACGGCTCAATACGAAGATGCGATCATCGCCACCAAGCAGGTTGTGAAGTTTGCGATTCCTGATTCTCAGCTTGCCGCTGGGGAAATGAAATTCGCTCCTCAGGACTACCTTGGCCGATTCAACTGGATCAACAAGTATGACCGCACTTGCAACGTGGACGAAAACATTGGCTTCTTCCGTGGCAAGTTCGCCTACGGTGCTCAGCCAGTGATTCCTGAATACGGTGCAATCCTCCGCTTCCGTCGCTGCCCAACCAACTGGGTTGTGAACACCGCCTGCTCTTAATTGAGTAGAACCACTTGAGGCGGGGTTAGTCTAAAAAACTAGCCCCGCCTTTCTTGCATACACACCCAAACTCTGCTAATAGCTAATTGCTTATGAAACTCTCTTTTACCTCACCTGAAGGCTGGCAAATGCCAGAAGACGCAACACCTGGACAGCCTTTTCAAGCTGTTGGAACATTCCTCGCCGATGAAGACGGCAATCTCACTCTTACAGCCATTGATGGAACTGAAATTCCAATGATGGAAGACGACGAGATGGAGATGGAAGATGAAGGAGTTGAAGTCGAAGTGACGATGCCCGAAGAAGAAATGTCTGAAGAAGAAGACATGATGGATCGCGCTAAGAAAATGGGCGTCTTCAAATAAACATCTCATCTTATGAGGCCAGCATTTTCTGATGAAGTAAACGCAATGGTTGTCTTCGTTGCCGGAGACACATGGAATGGATTTCCGTCCATCACCGTGTCCAATCGCATTGCGCCTGGAGATCTGGCCTCAGTTAAGATGGCATTCAAGCTCAACCCAAAGAGCACAATGCCAACGCTGGAACTCACCAGCGGCAATGCAGACATCACCATTAGTGATCCGGTAAATTGGGTATTTACCATCAATCCAGGTCGATACGAATTGCCAATTGGGCAATATGTCTGGCAGATTGAAACGACTGACGACAGCAACCCTGCTTATGTCGAAACATTGATGGAAGGCATCGGAGAAGTGCTCTCCAACTACACGACCACAACCTGATGAGCCAGACAAACATTTCAGTCAATTCCACACTTGGTCCAACGATTGAGGTTCTAAGTGACGGAGGCATTGTAATCAATGTTGCCAATCCGGTCAGTGGAACTGGAGATGTGACTAGCTCTAGCCTTTCGGTGGATAACCAGATTGTCCGTTTTGATGGGACAAGTGGCAAGATCATCCAGAACTCTGGAATCACGATTGCTGATGGCGCTACTGGAACGCTTTCCGGCACGAATACAGGCAACGTAACTATTAGCACGGCAAATGGTTTGTCCATTGCTGGTCAGGCATTGAGTCTTGGAACTTCTTCCGCATCAACCACGGGTGCATTGACATCCACCGATTGGAGCACGTTCAATAGCAAACAGCCTGCTGGAAATTACATCACGGCACTGACCGGAGATGTCACTGCATCTGGCCCTGGTTCTGCTACTGCTACACTTGCAGCCACGGCTGTAAATCCAGGGGCATATACACTAGCAAACATCACGGTGGATAGCAAAGGGCGCATCACATCTGCTGCCAATGGCTCCGCTGGAACTGGAACCGTTACAAGTGTTGGTATCACTGGAACAGATGGCATTCAGGTTGATTCAGGATCACCTGTGACTACATCTGGAAGTATTCAACTTGGTGTTGATGCTGCCACAATGAAGACCACGCTAAATCTAGCTGGGACTAATACTGGGGATCAAAACCTTTTCGGCACGTTTGCTGTTGCGGGTCAAAGCAATGTAGTGGCTGATTCTACGAGCGACACGTTGACATTGGTAGCTGGGACCAACATCACAATTACCACTAATGATGCTACTGACAGCATCACCATTAACAGCACTGCATCTGGCGGAGGAACACCCGGCGGATTAGATACTCAAGTTCAGTTTAACGATGGCGGTAATTTCGGTGGTGATTCAGGACTGACGTACGACAAAACGACAGACACGCTTTCAGCGACAAATCTGACGGTTAGCGGACTTTCGACATTAGCTCACATCCATGGTTCTATTGCTGGCAATCTTTACGTCCATATCAAGAATACCAGTGGGGTCACCTTAGCAAAAGGAACGCCAGTTTATGCGACAGGCAGCGTTGGAGTTAGTGGAAGAATTGAAGTATCGGCGGCTGATTATACCAACTCAGCCAAGATGCCAGCCATCGGGATCACTAACGCTGAATTAATCGCAAACGCAAATGGTAATGCCGTCATAGTTGGAGAAGTCACAGGACTAGCAACTAACAGCTACGCAATCAATCAAGAGCTTTTTGTTGGAACATCTGGACTGCTTGGAGCACTACCAACAACTGGAGAAGCCCAATCAATTGCTGTTGTTTCTCGCGTTCATGCTTCCACTGGCATCATTGTTGTTAATTCTCAGGCTAGGATAGCAAACGGATCAATAACCAACGCAAGGCTAGCCAACATGGCTGCTAATACAATCAAGGGTCGCGTTACCGCATCAACGGGCGCTCCTGAAGATATTACTCCTGCTTCGCTAACCGAAGAAACAACTCCAGTAGCAGGTGATTTCTTGCTAGGCTGGGAATCAGGAGGAGGCATTCGCAAGTTTGACGTTGGTGATTTGCCAGTGAATGGCGATGTTTTTGGTCCTGCTAGCTCTACCGATAATGCACTGGTTCGATTTGATAGCACAACCGGAAAGTTGATTCAAAATAGCATTGTTACCGCAAATGATAACGGCACCATCGCCGCGACACAACTTTTTTGCACGTCTGGCAGTGGACAGGATGCTATAGTTAGCGCAGCAGTATCAACATCATCTGTCTCGCTGACCACAACACCTGAGACAGCATTAAGGTTTAGTTGGCTTGGCTTTGACGAACCTCCCACTTCTTACGAGCTTAAAATTAAGAATCCAGCAAGTGTCGCAAATAATTACGATCTAGTTTTGCCATCTGTAGCTGGCACTGCCGGTCAAGTGCTGTCAATTAACAGTGTTTCTTTGCCGTCTATAAACCTTGAATGGAGTAGTGCCGGAATTGGCGATGCGCTGACATCTCAGCCACTTTCTCAGTTTTCTCCTACAACAAGCACTGAACTGAGGGGAGTTATGTCAGATGAAACTGGTAGTGGATCATTGGTTTTCGCTCAAGGCCCAACGCTTATTTCACCTGCGCTTGGAACTCCAGTAAGCGGCAACTTAAGTGGTTGCACAATACCGTTTGTTTATTCCGCCGCTGTTTCCGATGAAACAACATCACTTACTGCTGGCACAGCTAAATTGACATTTCGAATGCCCTGCGCGATGACGGTTACGTCTGTTCGCGCTAGTGTTGGCACCGCTCCTACAGGATCAACACTAATCGTTGACATCAATGAAAATGGAACATCAATATTGAGCACAAAGCTGTCCATTGATGCCACTGAAAAAACAAGCACTACAGCAGCCGTTCCAGCGGTAATATCAGACTCAGCATTAGCTGATGATTCAGAAATCACCATCGACATCGACCAAATTGGCAGCACCATTCCGGGTGCCGGGTTGAAGGTAACTCTCATCGGAACCCGCTAATGAATCTTGTAAATTCATATTTTTATGCGGCAACCCCAATCTTTGTTGGCGTATCTGCGATAGCAAATGACGCCAACGTTGCTGTTCCAAGTGGCACAGCCAATGGCGATCTATTACTATCCTTTATCACCAACGGAAACCCAGGTTTAATCACAACGCCATCGGGTTGGACGCGCATTGGGTCAATTTACACATGGTCAATATTAGGATATGGGACGGCAGCATTTTATCGTGTAGCATCGTCTGAACCTGCTAATTACTCATTTGGAAGTGGAACTCGCATTGGTTACATGGTGTCTTATCGAAACGCCTCGACAATCAATGCAAATGGCAGTTACCAGCAAAGATCTGGAACAAGCATGACATTTACCGGAATATCATCAACTTCTGGATCACTATTATTATCTTTTATTCATGATCGAGATCAGACCATCTCATTAACACAACCAACCGGAATGACATCTCGCTTAAACAGCTCTGGAACGTACTTCCGCTGTGGACTTGCGGAGTTATTGTCGGCAGATAACTCTAATAGAACATGGACCGTATCTGCTAGTGCATTCGATGCAGTTGGAATACTTATTGCGATCAAATAACCTCCATGAAACGACTCTACAACACCGTCACAAATAGCTTCCTTCCATCATATCCTCGCGAAGATGATGCTGAAATCGTTGGACTTGATCCAACTTTGAAAGTCTATCAAGTCATTGAGGTCCAGCAGCCAGAAATAGCAACGAACCAATACCTCACGCGCACCGAGGCGGCAGACCACGAGGCCAAGACGCTGACGCTCGGTTGGCAGGTCAATGAGTATCCGCCGCAGCCAATAGTCGTCAGCTTCCGCGCCTTGGCATTCGCCCTCTTGCAAGCCGGACTCTACGAGCAAGTCAAAACTGCTGCCCTAGCAACTCCAGAAGGCGAGATCTGGTGGAACACGGCGCAAAGCACTACAGTCCATCGCGACCATCCATTTGTGATTGCACTTGGCGCTGCTATTGGTCAAACACCTGAGCAGTTGGATGCCATTTTTGCATCGGCATTGGCTTCTCAGTGAGAATTGAATTTTGATTGATTTGTGAACTAAACACTACAATTTATCCACAATGCCTGGACAATTACAAACACTGTCTGTTCCGCCTCCTGTTAGCGTTCCAACGCTGCTGAATGCTATTCGTGTGGGATTGGTAAACCTTAATAATCCAGGAACGATCACTTATGATCCACTGGCTGTTCCGCCGCCTCCAGTGAGTGTGCAGACGCTTTACTACGCCATCTACAATGCAGCAGGAGGAGAAATTCAATCCTAATTATGGCTGGCGTTCCACAGACATTGCAGATACCGCCACCTGTGAGCATTCAGACGATGCTTTACAATACCTATTTGCAGATTATTGGCGGTGGAAATGCGCCATTTGTGGGTCCGCTTGATGCACTGGTGGCGCAGGGGGCAACATTTTTATATGCCGCATCAAGCCAGCGGCTGTTAACCAGCTATACAGGTAACGCTTGCCGACTCCAAGGTAATGGAACTGGTAGCCCCGAAGCTGAAATTGGCTATCTGCCAAATGGCAACATTGACCTCGCGGCAGTGGCAGCAATTGCGGCACAGGATGGAGGCACTGAGGCATTCGGCGTGACGTGGTATGACCAACTTAATGTCAGAAACGCTACACAGGCAACTGCGGCAAGCCGAATGCCATTTAGCACGGCGCTCAATGCGAAGGGTGGGTGGGGCAATGGCGTTGCCATGCAGAAATGGTTTAACCTAAATTTGGGCGACGTTCCGTTTCCTTTTTACGTTTCTGCCGTGGTTAAAACCGTAACTTCCGTTAGCGGTCGCCATGTTCTTGGATCAGGCGCAAGCTCAAGTAATAGGCTCATGCGAACCAGCAATGGGGCAATGCAACAAAATTTTGGAACTACACTTTTGGGAACACCATTGGAAGTATCAGACGGTTTACATGTTCTTGGGTTTTTAGCAAATGGAGCAAGCTCAAAACATTTCAGAGACGGAACGCTACTAACAACAGGCGATGCTGGAAACAGTCAAAACAACATGCTTACTGGGCGTATTGGTGTAGCATCAGTTGCCTCTGGTGCATATTTGAACACCGCTGGAAACGCCATCATGGAAATGGTCATATTTGACATGGACCCCACAGGACTTGCTGGGTGGGGAGCTTTCCAGGCTAACCAATTGGCACGCTTCTCATAATGATCATTTACGTTCCATCTTCCGCCGCCGAAGAGTTAAGCCGAGAGCTTTGGGCGCTGTCGCGTCCTACTACTATTCATCAATCGGGTGACACAGAATTCATGTTCGGCTGGATTGATGATTTGAGTGGTCAGCGGTGGATTGAGGTTCATGACGACTTCTCAATCGTCATTCATCCAGACGCAGAGCTTGGCGGCATCGCAAACATCCTCCAACCGTGGATCGACGCTGGTGATTTGCCAAGTGACACGAACGCGCAACTAGCCGCGTTCATTGAGTCCAAGCGTGGGCAGCGTTTAGTCGTTTACGACGCTTTCCCGCAGTTCTTCAAAGACGTGGGTAAAACCTACGAGCAAATGGTTGCTGCTGGGTTGCTTGAGGAACAAAACTAATTCACAAACCATGAGCCACGACGAATCTCTCGCCATTGATGAACTTCGCAAAACCATCCGATGGCTCATTGGAGGCGTCATTGGACTTTTGAGCGGTGCCGCTGCCGTGGGCGGATGGGTAGCAACGCAAGAAGGTCGAATTTCAAGTCTTGCTGAGGCGGATAAAATCTCTAGTACAGACCGCTCTGAAATGCGAGGAGAACTGAGGGCGCACTCATCAATTATCAATGCGATTCAAAAAGATTCAGCCGTTCAGTCGCGAGATCTGCAATACATTCGCGAGGCGGTGACGGAGATTAAGGAGTCCATGAAAAAACCTTAACTTATGTGGCCTTTCACCTCCAAGCCTAAGCGACAACTTCGCTGCCTAAACGGAGCCACGGTTCATTCGCTAGTAGTGCGAGCACTTGAGGGAAAAACGCTATCTAATTTCAGATTCCTCATGCAGAAGGGCGTCATGGCTTGCCCGTCTAAGCCAATGCTGCGTAAGGTAGCAGATCAAGCCTATAGACCTTGGCAAAGCGAATTGTGGGAATGCGAGGACCAAGCTCGTGCAGTTGTTCATCAAGCACAGCTTGCTGCTGCCAAAGAAGGATGCTCTTGGGCTGTAGGAACACTGCGCGCCAATGCTCCTGAAGGATCAAGCCACGATCTCCATGTGTTCGTCTGGGCTATTCTTGATTTGCCAGAAGGTATGCAATTTACTTTGTTCGACCCAACTGCCGACGACTGGGCTGATGTGCCTGATCTTTCTGGCGTGGACTACGCACTCACATGAATATGCAACCAAACATGAAGCCACGCATTGCCCTATTCAATGGCGATGGAGTGGTGTCCTGGCTTATCAAAAAGCAGACGCGCTCAAAGTATTCACATGCGGCGATGCTTATTCCAGGCACCACAAATCGCATCATTGAATCGCGAGAGTTCAAAGGGGTCCGGCTCCACACTCTGGACGAATCAGATAACCGATTGATCGACTGGTTTGCCATACCAAGCATGAGCGATGAGGATTACAATCATGCCATTAGCCTATTCTTGGGCCAGCTTGGAATGCCATACGACTACTGGAGCGTGGCTCGATTCGTCACCAAAAAACCAGCACGAGAGAATGGCAAATGGTTCTGCTCCGAGGCAGTTCACAAGATGCTAGCGGATGCTGGAACTCGTCTCCTTCTTCGCATTCCTTCAGCAGAAGTTTCTCCTGCCCACTTGGGCATTTCACCACTACTTGTTCAAGTTGCCGCACCATGAAATACCTCCCACTTATCCTTGTCGTCTCAACACTGTCTTCCTGCTCGATTACAGACTCATCCAACGTAAAACGCATCGCGGTAGCTGGCGGAGTCGGTTATCTTACTGGTGGCAAAGCTGGGGCAATTTCCGCCGCCACTGCCGAGTTTAGCAGAACCAGCGCAAAATCTCCTCGCAATATTCAACCATGAGTTTATATTTAACCGCTAATGAGTTTATAGGATTCAGTTTTGCAGTGGTATCCATATCAGTCTGGGCGCTAATAGTTTCAGTAAAACCATAAAATATACTAAATGAAAAAACCAACAAAGCCATCCAAAACAGTCAAGAAGGCCGTCAAAACACAGGGCAAAGACACACTGTCCTTCCTTGGCATCCCATTTGGGAAGATCCCAAAAGGAATGAAGAAGTAAACCATCAACACCTATCCTCGCGATATGAAAAACTGGTCCACCGCTGTTCATGAAACCCAGGAGATTCGCCACAAGAGGACTGTGGCAGACTTTGAGAGTGAGCGTAAAAAGCTGCTCAACGTCATTTCAGAAAAGGACAATCAGCTTAATATCGCACTTGGAATCGGTGGCGTGAAGCCTATTGCTTCCAAGATTAATGCGGTCAGTGATTTTGACTCCGAAGCAACTTTTGTAGCCGTTGCATCAGATTGGCATGTCGAAGAGACGGTTGAAGGAAAAACCATCAACAACCTCAACGAGTTCAATCTTGATATTGCTGAACAACGAATCAATCGCTTCTGGAACTCGATTATTCGCATGGCGAAGATTCAACGCCATGGTGCTAAAATTGATCGCCTTGTGCTGATCTTGGGTGGCGATTTAATGACTGGCTACATCCACGAGGAGCTAATAGAAAACAACGCTCTGTCTCCAACCCAAACGGTTCTGTGGCTTCAGGATCAGATCGCTAGCGGGATTGAATTGTTGTCCAAGCACTTTGGAGAAATTGTGATTCCATGTGTATTCGGCAACCATGGTCGTTGTCATGATTCAGAAACAGAGCTTCTAACAAGAAACGGGTGGAAGAAATACAATGAAATTGAGGTTGGAGACATTGCTGCAACATACAACATGGAAACTGGTGCCGCAGAATGGCAACCACTTGATGATGTTTATGTAGATCTGTGGGATGGATATATGTTTGTTGGTAAAACTGCCACAATGGATTTTAAAGTTACTCCAGGTCATAGGATGGTTGTTGAATCGCTCAAAACTGGAAAGCGCCATTTTGAGGAAATGAAAGACCTCAAGCCGGTTGCGTCTGACAGCTTTGCCTGGAGGGGATTTCCAAAGACAGCGACTGGATCTAAAGAAGATCTAAATAGTGTATCTGATGATATGCTTCGTATTTTAGCTTGGATTTGGACAGATGGTTCTATTGCAAGTCAAAAAGGAAGTACTTATTACAGAATTTATCAATCTAAAGAAGATGGAATTGAAGAAATAACCAAACTACTTAAATCTGTTGATTTATTGTACACGGAATATACTAGACATAGGCCACCACCAGTTATTAATGGAGTTCAATGCTTAACGTCAAAAGCTGAACATGTGTTTAATATTTCTTTACAACACAGCCCAGAACTTTCTTTATTACTTCCATCAAAGGGTCAATTACCAGACTGGATGTTTAATCTCTCCCAGAGACAGGTTGAGATTTTTCTTCAAACTGTATTTCAGGCTGATGGCAGCTTGTGCAAATCTGGATTTGGTCAAATTTATAAAGATAAAACATCGTTGGAAAGCCTTCAGGCATTATTGATGATGAATGGAATTTCTTCGCGTTTGAGAATTGATAATCGCGGAAATTATGTGTTGAGCGTTCGCTCTAATAATAGGCCATATCAAATCAACAAATGGTCAGACTCTATCAAGCAAGAGTATTATAGCGGAGTGATTTGGTGCGGTACTGTAAAAAACGGAGCTTTAATTACACGACGTAACGGCATTCCGTTTATCAGTGGCAATACGACTCGCAAGCCACGTCATGCTACGGGCGCTGCCAACAGTTACGAATGGATGCTTTACAAAACAATGGCGAAGCATCTTGCTGACAAGGCTTCTTGGCACGTTTCTGACGGCTATCATTTGCTTCTGGACCTCTATGGCAAGACGCTTCGCATTCATCACGGAGACGGCTTGCAATACCAAGGTGGAGTTGGTGGGTTGACCATCCCAGTTGAGAAGGCTATTTCTTCGTGGAACAAAGGTGTTCCAGCAGACCTAGACATCTTTGGTCATTGGCATCAAAGCCAGCAGAATCCAAAGTGGGTGTGTAACGGGAGCTTAATTGGCTTCAATGCTTACTCCATCGCCATCAAGGCACCTTACGAGCCACCATCACAGACTGGCTTTATCTTTGACAAGCGATACGGAAGAACAGTCACATTCCCAATCTTTGTTGATTAACAACCATACCACAAAACCAAATGAAATGGCAAAAGGCTATCGACAAGATCAACGCTGAAAAGTATTGCATTCCCCATGGTTGGGATACCAAGGAGCATATTGCCGATGAACTTCAATGCTCTCCAGAAAGAGTACATGACATGCTGAAAAGCGGTGTCTCATCTGGAGCATTTGAGTCCCAAGACTTCCCAGTTTGGGACGCTAAACGTCGCATGACAACTCGCGTTCGTTGTTACCGTCAGAAGGTTGAAACCAATGCTGATTCTTCACTTGAAGATCGAATCAAGGCTTCCCTTGCTCGCAACCCGAATAAAACAAGCTATCAAATCAAAAACAATATTCGTGGGGCCACCATAGCAATGGTTGATAGCATCCGCCAAAAACAGTGAAGGTTACTTCAATAACCGTTAAAAAGCGAAAACTGGGCCGTCACAAGGCTTTAGGTCTTGCTTACGGCAACGGTAATATTGAGATTGACGAGCGTTTATGCGGGCAGCATCATCTCCGCATTCTCATCCATGAATTCCTCCATGAGTGGGAATGGATTCTGCCAGAGGAAGTTGTTGATACACTCAGCAGCGATCTGGCTAAATTCCTTCACAAGCACAACGCCCGTATGATTGAGGAAGACAAATATCCATGATTCAAGATTTCTCTATCGCGCAGGTTTCTATTCTTGCGATAACCGCCATCTGCCTGCTTGTTTGGGGCATCATTATTGTTAGCTCTCCAAAAGTATGAAACTATCAGAAGCACTCGTTCAAGTAGCACTCAAAGAAGTCGGAGTCACAGAGGTCAATGGCACAAACTGCGGACCTCGCGTTGATGAGTACAAGGCGTCCACTTGGCTTAATCCTAAGGTTGGTTGGCCGTGGTGTGCAGCTTACGTTTGTTGGTGCTTTCGCGAAGCTCTGGTGCTAGCTGGAATTAAGGAAACCAAGACATTTAAGCGTCCAAGGACAGCAGGAGCATGGGACTTCGAGAATTGGAGTCGTGAACAAGACGAATCAACACACACGAAGAAGCCGCATAAAGGCGACATTCAGGCTGGTGATATTTTGATTTTCACATTCAGCCACATTGGAATTGCTCTCTCATCCCCTGACAAAAATGGCAATGTAAAAACAGTGGAAGGAAATAGTAATAAATCTGGAAGCCGAGAGGGTGGTGGCGTTTTCAAACTCATTCGCAATGTATCTAAAATAAGGTCAAGGATTAGGCTCCAGATTTAGTTTTTATACACCTCATAATAGAGGCTGAATTGATACGCATTTTTTATTCACTATACGCATTCCTCTATCCCATGCTTCTTTAAGATTCTTTGAATGATTACCAATAGAAAGATGATCTGGATTTACGCATTTTTTATTGTCGCACGAATGTAAAATTAATCCTCTCTTCGGTATGTCTCCTTTATGTAAACTGTAAGAAAATCGGTGTGCTTTATACAACTTTTCTCCTCGTTTTCCCCGTTGAAATACGCCATATCCAGTAGTTGTAACTGCGCCAGTCCAAATCCAGCATGTATCTGTTTTTTGAACCTTTTTCCAAAATCGTTGTTCTGGTGTTTTGATTTTATGATTATTTGTTCCCATAGAATGGAGTATATACTGACGGTATTACCTCGTCAACTAATCTCAAAGATTCGCAGTCGAATCCGCATCATGGTATGACCTACTTTGAAGTCATCAAAAACCAGTTTGAGTCACGCGCTAAGTGCCGTCATGGCAACTCGCCCAAGATCAATCACGACGGTTGCACCTGGATTGAATGCAAGCCAGAAGGCTGCAAGTGCATGACAGCAGATGGAGATGGCATTCCACTTAGCCGTTTTCTAGCTGATTGGGTAGAGAAGTTTGGTTGATCACTCCAGACCTTCGTGCTTGCCCAAATACTTGCTTTTGTAAGTTGGAGTCATCTTTGCTGACATACATACGCCATTCGTTCCCTTAAAAAACTGAACTTCGTAGCTAGAGCATAACCCATGCTCCAAATTTCGCCTGATCAATGGAGCGGCAAACTCTGGTTCAAATACAGTCGCTTGCAGCATTGTCAGTGCGTCCTCAATAGTCTCAACTTCATGGTTCATAATTTTGCAGATATGACATCGAAAATTGACTTATCGCAAGTCACTTCTTCAACCTCTGCCCAAAGAGCGGCCTTGGCTTTTTAAAGACTACCTTCTTTACCTCAATCTTTGGTTGAGGTATATCGTGATGAACCCTGCGAGTTGCGTTCCAAGCGTGGAATTGGCTGGATGTCATAACGTCTTTGCTGCATAGACAACAACCTTGCCACAGAGATCGCCCGTTTTTATAACAAGTTTGGCAGATGTTCATAGATCATATAGTCTTGAAACTTACCAGTTCTGAACTACCCATTCAACAGATATGAAGCAGAAGCCCCAAAAATCTCGCGTAGTCCAACTAACGCGAGGACCAATCGAGACGTATGGCATCAAGTTTGATCATCAATTTGGCAATCAGCTAGATGTCGAGTTGACCTTCCTCAAGTGTCCAACGGGTTCGTTATTCGGCTGGAAAGGCGAGAAAAATCCACAAGGAAAGCCTGCGTGGATTCATTTCGTCAACGCGGTAAATCTCATCTGGAACTACCCAGGAAGTCGAACTCCGTTCATGTGGCATCCTTGGGCGATCAAGATGGCAAAAGCCGCATTTGAGAATAAGCGTCTTGCGATCTCGTCTGGTGGTTCTGGTGGCAAGACTGGCTTGTTCGCCGTTTACTGCCTCGTTTGGTGGTTGGCAAATCCATACAAGAACGTCGTTCTCGTCAACACTACGACTATTAAGGACTCGATGGGACGTATTTGGGGCCAGATCACTCGTTACTTCAACGGCATGGCTGGAGCACCTCCTGGCAAGTTGGTTGAGTCTTCTCACTGCATCAAGTCGATGGACTTGAACACTGGCGTTGTAATGGATGAGTACGGCATCCGTTTGTTTCCAGGTGAGCAAAGCAAAGCCGCTGAATCCTCACGCGCCATTCGAGGTCAGAAGCATGGCCCTGGCGGTAAGCTCATTGTTGTTTTGGACGAGTGCGCTGAACTTTCTCCATCCATCATCAATACGTTCGAGGAAAACTTAACGCAGAATCCGAACGTCCAGCTTATCGCGCTAGCTAACGCCAATTCTCCATTCGATACCTTTGGGCAGCTTTGTGAGCCTATTCCTGGAGGATGGGATAGCTACAACCCAGATTGGGATGAATGGAAAGGGAAAGGCGCTCATGTCATCCGCATCAATAACGAAACATCACCAAACATCATTGAGGGCAAGGTGATCTACCCGTTCTTAATGACTCGCGAGATGTTGGAAGAAAAGCGAGAAAAACTAGGCCAGCATACAAGAGCTTACTGGCGAGGTGTTCTTGGTGCGTTCTTGCTTGATGGGGACGATGACAATATTTATTCGCCCGCTGAAATCATCAAGACGCCCAATGATTGCGTGTGGCAGGGGATTCCAACAAAGGTGTGCGGCATCGACCTTTCTTATACCAGTGGTGGTGACAAAACGGTGATGACGATTGGCTCTATTGGCATTTGCACAGATGGCAAGAAACGACTCAAGTTTGAGCGTCATATCCTTCTCAATGACGATGCCAGCAAGCGTGACGTTGACCGCACTACGCAGCTTATTGACCAGATTAAAGACATCTGCAAGAAGGATGGAATCGACATCAAGGATGTGGCAATTGATGCGTCTGCCGGTGGTGGCAAAACCTTTGCTGACGCTATGTGGAGCAAGTGGGGCAACACTTTCTTGCGTGTGGACTTCGGTGGCAAGGCTTCAGATCGTCCTGTGTCTGCTGCGGATCGTGAGAAATCAAGCGTGAGGTATGCTAACAGAGTTAGCGAACTTTGGTCGATTGGGAAAGAACTTATTCGTTGTGACCAGCTTATAAATATCACGAAAGAAATGGCAGACGAAATGACTGTCAGAAGGTACAAGGATAACAAAGCGCAGGATGGAGGTTCGCGCATCAAGGTTGAGTCCAAAGTCGATATGAAGCGCAGAACAGGAAAGTCGCCGGACGTTTATGACAGCGCCTGCGTTCTTATTGAGCTTTGCCGTGAAAAACATGGTCTCTCAAGTATTGATAAGCCTGGAAATCACACACCCGGCAAACCAAATCCATTGCAGAAGAGATTCAAACAGTTGGCTGGCCTGTGGGCTGCTTAGCCGAACGTCTGATGCAGCGAACTTTTTCGCCAAGGCTCAGTCGTCGCTGATCTTTTGATTCTGAGAATCCAAACTGGCTTCTGCGCTCTTCGCTTTCGCATAGGCATCCTTGAGCTTTTTCAGCGTGCATTGGCTGCCGTCCGCTAGGTGGCGGTTTTCCATCAGCGTATCAGCCACAGCGGTCTTGAGTTCTTGGTAAGCTATAAACCAAACCAAAGCCTTCTCTTGCTCTGATTCCAGTTCCGTCCGCAGCGTGTTCACCTCATCGCGTAGCCGATACATGACACTCACCGGAGTTGTAAACTTGGACAGTCCAGTGTTCCCATGTCCGAATATGATTTCCTGTGAGACATCTTGGATCGAGTTCAAAATCTTGTGTGCGTCTTGCAGAGACTCTCTCGCTTCTCGCAGATCCTCTCTTGCCTCAACAATATCGCATTCTAGTCGTATGACTTTATTACCACGATCAACACGCTCGGCGTCGTAATCATGGAGTGCGGCACTTTTGATGTCATACTCCTCAGTGGACGTGAGGTGAATATTGTGTGTGAGCGCCATGTGTTTCCACAGGTGAGATAGCTCGACCTCAGTCCCAGCAGATGCAGGGTCAATAGCCTCGCGGCTCGGTTTTTGATTATCAGTTTCTTTAGCCATAGTGTTAGTTTTTTGATGGTTGATTGTGGTCTTTCGGCTGCGCCTGAACCTTGTCGGTTCTCTAAATCAACCGACCTTCGGCATCAACACAACCTCTATCGCTTCTTCTCCAATAAGCTGATCAAGAGTTACCTTGTAGAGCTTCGCCACCTTTAATGCGGCATCAACAGTCAGTTCAAAACAGTCTTTTTCTAGCTGCGAGCACCAACTGGAAGCACGTCCCATGTGCTCATTTACTGCCTGCTGACTCAAGCAGTTGACTTCTCGGAGGATGCGATAGCGTTGACCTTGCGTGGTTTTTACTTGTATTGGTTTCATATTGTCACCAATCTTATCACGTTATTTAACGCGATGCAAATTATTTCGTTTTCACCACTTCAACTTTAACGAATGGAAGCATTAGGACACTGATGGTCTTATTCTTCCCAAGTGCGAATGAATGCGTCACCGCCTTGAATACAGACTTCTTGAGCATCATAACGCCGTGGTAGCGAAAGATTGAACCGTTGGTGAGTCGGTAGTAGCGGATCATCATATTTTCAGTGAAGTTTGCATGGTTATTAATTTACTTTCCTTTGATGTTGGATGGATGGGCATAGCAAGTCCCGGTAAAGGAACTTGCTTGACTGATACTTTCCCCTGAGAGGCTTGGAGAGAAACAGACATACCGGACGCCGTAGCATCCGGCCCTGTCCACGCGACGGATACTGCTTGGCAAGCGCGTGTTTTGGATGACAGGGGATAAGCGACACCTCGCGATGTCTCAGATTATCGGTTGTAAGCCGATTTACAGGAGCCAGACTTGTAGAACGCTCCCGCCCGTATTTTAACCTCTTCCGGCCCGCGTTGCCCACTGGAGGACGCTACCAGACTGTCTGCGGGAGGAATTCCGCAAACGCAAAAGGCCGCACTGGTTGCAGCAGCGCGGCCTAAGCGGGTTCCTCCCGGTGGTCGAATCACTCCTGCAACGGGTGAAACCTATTTGGTGTTCGCAACCATAATCCCACTTGCATCATTCCGTCAAGCGGATATGGTAAAAAATATGGCTTCAGACGTTTATCTCTTCCGAAAAGACCGCCGCTGGCAGAAATTCTCCAAAATTGATGAGATTGTTCTGACTGGTGATTCTGAACCAGACATGAACGTCTGGTCTAGCGAATATCGAGATCTGTTTGATACTTCAACATCTCTTTTTTCAGCGCCAGGTAGTTTGACGGTTACTCCTGCTGTTCCATTGCAGGGAATTCCTAAAATATTAACAACAGTTAATTCTGAAAAATTGGAATTTAAGGCTGGATTAATTCCGGTTGATCCACTTACTATACAGACTGTAAGTGGATCTTATTCCTCAACCATTGGTTTCGAGTCATTCGGCACGAACGTAAGCGTTATTCCAACATCTGTCACTTCGACCACCAGCGATGAAGTGTCGCACGAAGATCTTCGCCAATCCGTTCTCAAGAAAACCCATTGGAGATTCCGTCAGGCTAATAGCGCCACACCAACATATTTGTATGCCACATGGGCAGATGGCGATCAAATCTCCAATGAACCACCTGAAACGGTCTAATGGCTAGCAATTTCCAACTGTTGCCAACTCCGCATGAAGAGGAGTTTATGTTCTCTGTGCGAGTGCCACAGGATTACATCGGTCCTGAATTGGTGTTTCCAGATGGCTCCACGCTAATTTCTGCTCAAAGCGCCTCACTTGTTGGTGTGCGCCCAACATCATTTAAGCAGTGTGGTTGGACAGTTGGACGTGAGATGCTTTCAAAATTTCCCTCCTACGGAAACTACGTCTATCTCAAATCTGACAAGCCTGATGCTGACCACGTTACGTTGTTTTTTGGCAGGCCAAGAACCCCAGCGCAGCGTAGAGTCCCATTCAATTTCTACTACGACACAAGGCAATACACTTGGCCTTCTGTGCTTGAAGACTTGTTCGCAGCTAGAGCAGTTGGATTCCCGCAAGTGGTGAATAATGGGCCAGACACTCAGACGGCTGATAGGCTTCTGCCAAGGTATCGTTATCGTCCTGGAATCTCGTATAATAGCACCATCTTAGTTGAACAGTTTTTGTCTGATGTGGCCTATTCTGCTGGTGAATTGACTCATATTCAGCCTGTTCCAACAGATGTTGATGGTAATTACATTGGTTTGAGCATGAAATTTGAGCGTTGCTTGCATCCAACCTGCGTGTTTCCAAAGGTTCAGCCAGAAACGCCAGTTTTAGGTGTCGGCGTATATCCAGCTCCCACAAATCGTAATTCTTTTACGCAGATTTTTCCAGCGACAAACTTCTTAGATTGGGCACCGTTCATCATTGAGGACCGCCAACAGAACACTAACGGTCTTTGGTTGAGGGAACGAATCACGATCTATCCTCCACCACCCCCAGACGATGTGATCCAATGATTAATACTGGCAACGGAGAATTTGCATCTGAGAACGGCCCATTTGCTCAACGTAATTGGGTATGGGGAATGTCTGGAATTGGCTCGAATGTTAGCCGAGATGGAAGCTCTACGGTGATTGCAAATCTGCCAAGGTCGAATGTGCAGATGGAGAGTATCAATAACTCAGGTCCACCATTTGATGCCGGATCAAATATCCAGCTAGCGGGAGCTTTTTCTGGTGGGGTATTTACTGGCAGTGTTCTTTTTGTTGGCCCTGGAACTCCGCCACCGACTTCGACGACGACAACGCCTCCACCCACTACGACTACATCTTCAACAACGACGAGTAGTACTACCACATCGTCAACCACAACTACAACATCGAGTTCCACGACAACAACAACAACGACTTCGACAACGACTTCGACAACGACTACGCCTCCTCCAACAACTAGCACTACAACGACTCCCGCACCAACAACTAGCACTACAACGACTAGCACGACTACTACAGCACCGCCATAATTCATGTTCACAATACCGGAGGCTAGATCATATAATGAAAGAAGTGCCGATGCAATACCTTGGCATACAACACTTCTTGGAAACTACATGCAGCACAATTTCTGGATGTATGCAATTATTGACAGGGTAATGCTAGCAAATCCACAAATTCAATCCATTGTTGAAATTGGCACTGGCTCTGGATGTGTAACTACAATTTTTGGTCTATGGGGAATTCATCGTGGAATACCTGTTGTAAGTATTGACCATGTTCATCGTCATCACGATCACATTCTCAAAAGACTTGGTGTGGAATTTTTGCAAATTGATGAAGAGCTTCCATCTACTCAAGATGCAATTTTGAATCGAATCGGAGACAAACCAACATGGTTGTTCTGCGATGGTGGATGCAAAAGTCGCGAGTTGAAACAATTTGCGCCATTACTTCCAAGTGGCTCAATTATTTCAGCCCACGATCTTGGAACTGAGTTTAGGCACCATATAGATGCTAAAAAATTGTGCGATGATGGAATCATTCAGCCATACAAGCCTGAATGGTGGATGGAATTCAACGTGCAATTAGCCTTGTATAGCAAGTTATGATTGATAGTGTGCTATACGTTGGAAGCGGCCTATCAGCACTCCAAGCTAATGAGTATAGAGGCAAGGTAGATGTTTGTTGTTCAGTAAACAACGCATGGCGTGCATTAATGCCAACTGGTTCTGATTATTGGATTTATCCAGGAGACTTCCCACCAGAAAATTTTCCACCAAAAGAATTCAAGCACCAGGGGATCAGTTACGATGATTTTCAAAACTCAGCAGAAAGAGTTTTTGCTAGATTAGGTCAAAAATATGTATTTCCACAACATAAAGCTGGATACACTATATTCTTCCAGGGGTTGTATTGGATATTTGATAATTTGAAGCCAAAGAGAATTTACACCATTGGATTTGATCATGATTACTCGGCTGAAAAAGTGCGTAAATGGATCGAGCACAAATGTCCAGCACCTAATAATAAGTTCAATGGAGAGTCGCCAGCATCTGTAAAAGATTGGTCCGACAATTTTTTTAGCAACTGCCCAGAAGATTCAATTTACGGTCATGGAACACCTGATCCATGGAGGCTTGGCATTGATGAGCTTAATGAATTTTTCAATCGCGCATTGCAATGTTCGTCTCAACTTGGTATTGCATTATTCAACGCTTCTGGTATAACTAATGGACTGAATAATTTCCCTCAAGGGAAACCATAAATATGTAACTATGACATCACCATCTCTCACCATTTCAATGGCAACCTTCGATGATTTCGATGGAATTTTTTTTTCCGTTCAATCACTCCGAATATACCAAGACCTTCCAGAGAACACAGAGTTCCTGATTCTCGACAATAATCCTGACAGTGATCATGGAAGGCAGATCAAGCACTTCGCCAAGGATGTTCCAAATATGCGGGTGGTTGATGTTACGGATCGCCAAAGCAGCTTCGTAAAATATAACGCATTTAATCTTGCTACTGGCGATGTGATCCTCGGCCTTGATTGCCATGTTTTGCTCCAAACTGGATTCATCGCTTCCATGATGGAATATTGGGCGCAGAATCCAGAATCCAAAAACATGCTCACAGGGCCACTGCTATATGACAGTCTGAAAGCCACAAGTGAGCAAATCGACCCAGTGTGGCGCGGTCACGACTTTGGAATTTGGGGCGACAATAAAGAAGGCTTAAAGTCAGGTGAGCCTTTTGAGATTCCAGCCCAAGGAATGGGATGCTTTTCGTTTATCCGTGCCAACGCTCCTGTGATCAATCAAGGATTCCGAGGCTTTGGTGGCGAGGAATGGTATATGGCGGAAATGGTTCGTCACAATGGCGGCAAGGTTATCTGCCATCCAAAGATGGGTTGGAATCACCGTTTCAACTGGCCGAAGCGAACTTTCCCTCTCACGATTGATGACAAACTGCACAACTACTACACAGGTTGGCTGGAGATTTACCGCAACATCAACCACCCGATGATGGTAGAAATGACGCAGCATTGGATTTCTGAGCTTGGTGAGGATGTGGTCAAGCTGGCTATTTTCAAAGCCGTTCTTGGTAATGCGTTTACGCTGCCAACAAATCCGCCAAAATCCCCCTTGCCCATCCAGCCGTAACGGTTAGAATCGGTGGAGATGTCCACCGGCCTAACAGTTGCGGATGTCAGGTCAATGATTGGCAATGCCATCTTCCCTGGCAATCCTAATTCAGAGCTTTTCCTACCGATTCTCAATCAGGGAGTCGAGAGGATTATCAACTCTGGTTTGTGGAAGAATATGTACGGCCAAGTGGATTATCCGTCCACGACTGGCTACATTACCCTTCCAAGGCGCTACGAGTCCATTGTTGGCGTAACTCGCGTCAACTGGCCCACGATGCCATTCTCGCGCATGCAGGAGTTCATGACTTCTGGCCCTGGCTACATTGACGAGACGACGAGAGATCTTCGCATCATCTTGGATCAAGGCGATGTTTGCACGCAAGAGTATCAAGCTGACGCTGGATTCATCGAACTTGCAATCGACAATTCATACGACGCAGGGCAAGTGGTGCGACTATATGGTCATGACGCAAACGGCAATACCATTTTCGATGCTAACGGTGTAGAGGGTATCGACCTAACGCTCGCTCATCCAACGGCAACTACTGCTGTCGAGATGTTCGTTACTCAGATCGTTAAGCCACTCACTACCGGCAACGTCACGCTGTCAGTCGTTGTTTCTGGCACTCCGACTGAGCTTTCTGTCTATGAGCCAAGTGAAACGAATCCTATTTATCGTCGTTACAAGGTTGGCACAATCGAAGCTAGTCCAGACAATAAGCCAGTGCTTCGATGCCTTTGTAAGCGTCGTTTTGTTCGACTCATTCAAGAGACTGATTTAATCTGGCCCGACAACATTGGTGCGCTGAAATTCGCAATGAAGGCGATTCAGCTTGAAGACAGTGGAGGGGCAACAGAGTTTCAACAATCGCAGATTTTCTGGCAGAAATGCTACGAAGTTCTTAACCAAGGGCTGAAACAAAACCGAGGAGCTATCCGTCCTAAAATGGCAATGGACTGGTCTTTCTCAGCCGGACAAACTCCACAAACTCGATAATTATGGGATACCCAAATAGGCAAGATAATATTATGGCCGCCGCATTCGACGGCACCCTAGAAGACAAAATTAATGCCTACAATAAGGCGGGTCTTGCTTCTGGTTACAGAATGGATTCTGAAGGAAATATCATCGCTCCTTCTGCCAATGCCAAACCAAGCGGGCGTCTCATTCCTGGCAGCAGCCCCGGCTCATACATTTGGAAGCCTTACGATACGCCAAATCAATCACCTTTGGATCAATCCAAAATGCAGTCTAGCGGACTCTCACAGCCGCAAAAAATGTCTCAAAGTTCCGTTTTTGGCGCTATGCGGTCAAATAACGCTACACAACGAGAATACCCTAATCAACGCTTGTCAGGCATTGATACCTTTAGGATGAGGCAAAATCGTCCATCAGCATACAGTCTCAGTACGGGATTGGCTGGTCCTGATGCTTTGGCTGAGATGCAGCAAAATTACAATGAGTTGCTTCCACCGTCTCTTCAAAGATCCACTCCAGTTGGACGCTCTCGTCATTCTCCAGAAAGAATAGCCGAACGCGAATTGCGAGCAAAATCTCGCCAGCTTGACCGCATACTTTCACCATTCTATTAAGCCTATGAGGATGCCAAATTACTCTTCTCTACTCAGTGGATATAATACATCGTTGCAGAACGCTACGACGAATTATGGCAATCAGCTACGGAATGCCACGACGAATTATAACAACATGCAGAGGGATGTCATGACTGAGCATGGTAATGCTATGGCTCGCATGCAAGGTGGCATGCACGAGCCGGGTCGTTACAACGTACTTCATGGTGCTGGTAGCCGTCCTGGTTTGACTGCTGGTGCGCCAATCATGACTAATGTTTCCTTCGGAGGATTCCGTGAAAAAGGCGGGCCAGTAACTCCAGGTAAGGCTTACATTGTCGGCGAGAAGAAACCGGAGCTTTTTATTCCGGATGAGCCTGGAATGATCGTGAATATTTCTCGCAAGTCCGTTTTTGATGCGATGAAGCCACAAAAATCTACCACTTACCGCTAAAAAATATGGCCATTACACTAACTGGTGACACGGAATCACCAATGATCAATGCAACGATCAATCCATACAGTGGAAACATGTATGAATCTTTGGGTGGAGCATCCAGACTCACGCCCAGTTTCCAGTCCATTTTAAATCCAGGTCAACCACAAATCTCAACCGCCGAACAGCTTCTAAAAGCCGCTCGTGAAAAGTTGATGAACGCTGGCGCTGCTGCTCGAATGAAGATGCGAGAGCAGGAGGAGCAAGGCGTGCGTTCGTATGTGCCTGCTGATGAGTGGGACGCAAATGACAAATTGAGGACTAGGGCGTTTGAATTGGGTATCCCAATGCCAGTTTCAGATTCATTCACGGGCACTGGACTAACTCAGCTTCAACAGCGTCCAACAGGCGGAGTCATTGCCTCCTATGGCCCGCAAGAGCGCGTTGTTAGTGGTAAAAAAGGAACTGGCAGCGCAGTTATTCCAACTGGCCCTCGCAAACCAGCCACATTCGATGGCATGTCCAAAGAGCAATTTTTTGGTCAAGCTGCTGCTCGCCAAGGGGTGGACAACAAATATGCGCGTGCTGAGAAGACTGGTAAGATTGACCAGAAAACAGGCAAGCCGATCTACACAAGTAAGCCCATTCCAAAAGGCTCAGACGCAGGCACGGAACGAGTCCTTGAAGCTATTAAAAAAGGTGGAGAAAAGGAAAAGAAGAAAAAAGCCGCTTAATTTATGCCAGTCATTGACCTTGCCGACTACCTTGGAATGCCTGTTCAGGCACCCGCAGACCCGCTTTTTTACCAAAATCAGCGTGATGCTGCCTATGAGCAAGATGCGGCAGACTTCAACCAGCGAGTTGCGGCACGAGGCGAGCTTCGCAGGCTTCAGCGACAAGCTCCAATTCTACAAGCGCAGCAGGCGCAACTTGCCTACGATGACATCGCGCAAAAAGCCAACGACTTGCGAAAGAAGCAGGAGATTGAGGCACAGGTTGAACGTGCAGCAAGCGAACTAGCTGGCGGCAATCTCAACCCTGAGAGCGATGATTTTGCGGTGAAATATCGCGATCTGGCGACTCGCAATCCCTTGGCATTTAGTGATCCTCGATTCAGCAATGTGGCTGGACTGTATGAAAATCAATACAAGGGTTATCAGCAGGCGAAGCAGCAGAGAGCGGAAGCTGAACGCGCTGCTTCCATAAAGGCTAATGAGGACTTGCGAACTGCTATTGGTGGATACCTCCAGTATGGAGGAGATTCAGAAATAGCCAAGAACATCAAATCAGTCGAAGAGGCTAAATATCTTGAGGGGCAGATGAAAAAAGCTGCAAGGGATAAAATTGGAACTCGCGGCGGCGCTAAAGACATTGCCGGTCAAATGATGCAGAAGGATTTTGAGCTTATTGATTCTGAAGTAAAAAGGTTGAAGGAGGCGGGGGAAGATGTGATTTACGACGCTAATGACGTTGCATTGCCAAATCCTGAATTTCAAAAGCTATCTGAAGAGCGAAATCGCTTGTTCAATAAGCTGCGTGGATCATACCAAGGCATATACAATCCAGCGGAAGCCGCACCAGCCACTCAGCAGCAGGTAAGTCCATCTGCCGCAGCCGCAAGTTCAGCACTTACCGACATGGCGTCAGTAGCTACTCCATTCTCGCCAGCAGCATTGCCAGCTTCAATATTGGCTAGCGCGTTGCCACAGGTTCAAGCTCCGGTTCAACAGCCAACCGCTCCAAGCGTTCCAGATTTCAACACGCAGCTTGCTAATATTCCATACGCTCAACAGCAGCAGTTTATTCAAGCGGCACAAGCTCAAGAGGCTTCCAATAAAGCCATCGCTCCTGCGTGGGAAAATGCCAAGCAAGATATTGGAAGCAAGATTGCAAAAGTGGTTCCAGATAAGGTTTATCCAGGCACATCAGTCAATCAGTTGGAGTCTTTTGCCAAAGCAGTCCTCAAACCAAGCGAAAACATCATCAATAATCCTAAGTATGGAACCATTCCAGCCACTTGGGAAGTTTTGCAAAAAGCTGGCATTCCAATTGGTGAAATGATGACCAATAGAACAGTTTTCAGGGAGCCTGGAGAGAATCGCCGCTTACTTGGATTTTTGGGAACTCAGCAAGTTGGTTATCGAGAGCTTCTTGAAGAATGGGCAAAGGATTTTTTAAGCAAAAGAGGCGTGGTTCAAACAACCGTTCAGAACAACGCCAATGTTCCGCGTGAAGAGGTTGATAAAGCTGTAAACTTCTTGAACAAGAAAGTTCCGGTGCCACAGTAGGTTATGGCTACTTGGCACGAGATTACACGCGATCCAGAATATCAAGAACTTTCCGAACAGGGAAAGGCTTTGGTTAAGCAGGGATTTTTTGAACGAGAAATATCTTCTGATCCTGAATTTAAAGCGTTCTCGCCACAGACACAAAAAGCTGTTTTTGATGACTTTTGGCAAACTCCAGACGATTCTGGTCAAGGAATAGTCACCTCCACACTCGGCAGTGCTGCCCGTGGATTCGGTGAAATTATCCCAGGCACATTGGAGGGCGTTGGTGCCTTGACTGGCATCACGCCTATCAGCGATCTTGGTGAATCTGCTCGCGAAGGGCTGGAATACATCGCGCCAGTCAATCCAATTTACGAGCAAGGCATCCCCGCCAAAGTGGCAAATGTGGCTGGCAATGTGGCTAGCATCATCGGCACAAGTGGCGTTGGTGGACTTGCTGGTAAAGCTCTAGGCGCTGAACGTGCCGCCGCTGCCGGTTCTGCTGCCGCTAGGCAAGCTCTCACAAATCAAGCCATTCAAGCTGGCGCTAAATCTGCCCTATACGGCACAGGATTTGCTCAAGGCGCTGCTGCTAAAGCTGCCGAAAATGAGCGTCTTGGCATCACTGGCGCTGAAGGGTATTTGAATCTTCTTGGCGGTGGCATATCTGAGCTTGCCCCAGAAATGCTTCCATTAGGCTCTGCGCTTGAAACGTCTGCCGCACGTCGCTTGCTTGGAGGTGTTGATGATGCTGCTGGCAGAGTAATTCCAGGTATCCGCATGAGCGCAGCGCAAGAAGCTGCTGAAGGCGGTTCCACGCAAGTTCTCAGCAATCTCTCAACTCAGCTTACCGCACCCACTGGCGTTGAAGCTCCAGGTTTGTTTGAGGGCGCTGGTGAAGCTGCTCTTTGGGAGGGCGTTGGTGGCGCAATGTTTGGCGCGATCAACAAGCTAGGCCGAACACCTCCAGAGAGGCAGACGGCTGAACAAAAAGCATACGCGGCAGAGTTGGGAGCGATTCCTGTTGATAGAAAGCCACCTATCACACCTGAAGAAAGCCTTGAAAACTTTAATCAAGGTGGGATTTCCGTGGTATCTTCAGATGGGGTAGTCACAACGCTACCATTCAATCGTGAGAATATTCGAGCAACTAATCTGCCGTTTAATCGCGATGACATCAGAGCCACTGATCTCCCTTTCAGTCGAGAAGATATTCGGCCTACGAAGTTGCCCTTTAATCGTGAAGACATTCGAGCCACGGAGCTTCCATTTTCTCGCCAAAATATTCGAGGCTTATCACAACTAGGCCAGCCAGTTCCTTCGCCAAGCCAAGTCATCGCTGACACGCTCTTAACCAATGCAGTCAACGTCTCATCTGATGCTACGAAGGCCACAGAAGCCGCGCTTGCAGTTGTGCAAGGCGTTGCAGCTACTGCGCCTGTTGGGTTGCCAGTTCCAACTGTTGAGCCTACCGTAGAAACACCTTCTCCAGCAATGGAGCAGATTGAAACGCCATCACAAACGATCACTGGCTTCAATGGCGAAATCGCGCCTGAAATGTCTGTGCCGCCCCCAACTGCGGAAGCGGGTGCAGGGGCGGGTGAGGCACCTGTTTTAAAGCCAACAAGTGGTCGTAAGCCAGTCCTAGCGCCACAGGTTCAAGAGATGCTTGCTCAAGCTGCCGCGATCAACGCAGGAACGCAAACTGTCGCCCCTTCCACCAACGAGTTTGTCCAGAAGATGACAGGGCAGACTCCGGCTAAGCCTAGCGAGGATAAAATAAAGCGGCTGACCGATGATTTGGCATTTTCTGGCGTAGGAGAAATTGATGGCGTTCGTTATGCTATTCAAGCCTCTCCAGATGGCACGTTTTACGTTCAAAAAACTACCAATGGTGTTCGTGAGGCATTAGCTTTAGGACAGCCTGATATTTCGACAGCAAACCAAGTAGCAATTCAGATCGCATCCAATGAATATCAAGACGTTAGCGAGTCTAGCAAAGCGAAGGAACCTGCCGCTAAATCTCAAGCATCTGAGTCTGTTGGAAGCGATAAAGAGGCTAAAGCTGGCTCTGGCGGAATGTCAGTCGAAGAAGCAAAAGCCTATCTAAATAGACCGGGGCAAATACTCGGATTTGATGAGCCATCCTTTTTGGATTCGCAGCGCCAGAAGGGTAAGATTAAGCCAGCCCCACCAATCACTCCTACCAAGGAGACGCCGACGCCCGCTACCGAAGGCACGGTCATGCCGGGAGGCAGCGCCATGGAGCGGGATGTGACGAAGCCAGCTACAGTCAAATCTACAGAGTTGCGAGTTGGTGATGAAGTGTCGTTCAAAGGAAATACATACCGTGTAAAGAGCAAGTTACTTGATGGCAGAGTTCGAGCCGAGTTCACAAATCCAGAAGGCATCGCCAAACTTCCAGCGGGTTCTGTTAACATGACAACCCTACCTCGTAACGTCAATCTCACACGCATTGAAAAACCATCCCCCCAAACCACAACGGTAGTCACACCAACAGAAACCGCCGCTCCCTTGGCTAAGGAAGCGGCGGTAGCCAGTGTTGTTCAACAACCAGCAGAGGGGTCGATCCCTGCTGTTGAGCAAGAATCTGCTACAACTGCCATAGAGTCAAATGAAAAAGCGGACATTGGATATGGCGCAAAACTCAATTCTGCACGCAATGTTATCCGTGGTCTTGGGCCTGATAGTATCATGGCTCAACAGCAAGCGTTGAACAGCTTGCTATCTATGTCTGTTGCCGAATTACAGAGCGCCTTTGAAGTGCTTACTGGCGATACAACCAAGTTAGCCAATAAGCGGCAGCTTGCCAATAACATCCTAAATGAGATTCTTGGGCAGGAGCAAAGCGGCGAATCTTCATCGGTAAGTCAGATTTTCAAAGAGTCTGAAAAAGAGGCCGCAGTGCAAGAAGTAGTCGATGAAAGCACCGATCTAAATCCAATCACGGATGAAATGGTCGAGTCATCACTGACTCCCGTAGAGAAAAGAGAAGCGGCTATCATCCTTGGCAAGAAAACATGGGCTGATAGCAAGGCTTTATTCAAGCAGCGAATGGCTGACTGGATGGCTGGAGCCAATGAGACATCTAAAAAACTCATTAAGTTTTTCAAGACTGTTGCTAACAAGGCGAGGCTTTTACTCGCTGCTAGCATTGGTCTATCAATGGCAAATAGCACATCGGATGTTAATCTAGCAACGAGTGATCAGTTCAGGGCTTTCAAGATACCAGTATCAAGCATACTTAATAGCAAGCCTGCCAGACCTCAATTTGGCAGTCTTCCAGATATGAGCATTGGTATTCCAGAGCAAAAAATACCACTTGGATTAAGCAATGTTGAGCTAAATAAACGTCCCAAAATTGATACGCGAGGAAAGAAGATTTCGTCAGATGCTGCCAAAACTGCTCAGTGGGTTTTAGATACAGCAGACTCTGAGGGCTATCCATTTATCGTCACAGATAAGATTGGAGCAACCATGTATTTCTTTGACGAAAAAGGAGTATTGCTAAAGAAGTCTCCAGTTTTGGTTGGTAAAAATGTCGGTGATTTTATTGGAAATACAGATGCAGGAAGAATTACACCATCTGGCAGATTTGAGATAGCTCCAGAAACAGACGCTACATACGGTAATGTATTTTCTGTAATGGGGACAGATATGGTTGACTCCGAGACTGGAGAATTAGTAGAAGTGGCGATTCATCGCTTAGCCCTACACGATCCTTCCGAAAAAAGACCTCAGAGAATTGCCACAGCAACACCTCTTGATAATCGAATTTCATGGGGGTGCATGAACCTTGATAATAAGGTCATGGATTGGGCCTTCAATAATTATCCATTGGGAGGTCTTATTTACATTCTTCCAGAAACAGCCAAGGGAAGGTCGGTGTTCGCTCCACTTAATGCAGCGAATATAGAATCATCTAAGCAGCTAGCGAAAAATTCAAATGTAGATCTTCGCGATGATTTGAATAGAAAAGAGGATAAAAAACTAGAAGCCGCACAAAAGAAGCGCGAAGAGCTAAACCTCAAAACGCTCAACTCGCTCATTCAGAAAACGCGCACAAACGTCGTTCAAGGCACCGTCAAGGCAACCGATGCCAATCAAGCTGTCGCGATTCTCAATCGTTCAGGCGAGATTCCAAATGTGCTCTTCACCTGGATTGGCACATCCAAGGACTTCCTTGCTGATCCTGCTAATCGCGTTCGTTATCCTGAGACTTGGGCAGCAATAAGCGCCAACTCAAAAATCGAAGGCATGTCGGAAAATGGACAGCCGATTGTATTCACGGACAACGTAGGCGTATCTGATCTTGATCGCAAGCTAGCCAATCTTCAAGGAACTACACCAGAAGTAGCGGCGGTTCGTCGCGTCATCCTTCATGAGAACATCCACAAGGGAATGTTCTTCTTGTCGATGAAGGAGAAGATGCAGGTCTTCGCGTTTCTTCGCCGGATGTACTCTCCAGATGAGCTTGATTCACTTGCTAAGTCCTACAGCGAATACTCTGACTGGCGCACGAATCAGGTGAGCTATTTCAGCATCCTTGAAGAAGCAATGACTCGCGACTTCGACTCGATGGTTGAAATTCCGCGTGATGGCATTTGGGCAGAGTTCATGCAATTCCTGCGTGGCATCTGGCAGAAGATCACGGGTAAAACGAGCGAGCCTACGCTGAAGGACTACAAGGACGTTTTTCGCTTGATTCGCAATAGCCTGAAGAACTCGGAGAAGGCTAATGCTGACATGCTGGTGAATGGTGGTGGCGTGCGTATGAGCATGAGCGAGTTCCTATCCAACGTGACTCCTGAGCAGGATGCCGAATACATGGCGGCGGTTGAAGCTGGCGATGTTGCCAAGCAGCAGGCGATGGTGGACGCGGCGGCGAAGGCGGCTGGGTATAACGTGGGTCCAGTTTGGCACGGAAGCCCGGAAACATTTTTATCTTTTGCCAGAGAAAAGCTAGGATCTCTTACCAAAGCTGCGTCGGCAAAATTGGCATTTTTCTTTGCTTCTGAAAAACGCAACTCCATGCACTATGCCGCCCAATGGCAAGAGCAAAACGGGGCGAGCTTGGAATCGCTTCAGGCGCTTTCGTTGAGACAAGGAGAAGAGTCGCTACTTCGCCAGCGCATTAAGGATGGAAAAGCAGAGCCTGAAACTATTAACGCCATCGAAGCGGTTGATATGTTTCGACAAAAGTTTCCAGCTAGCATGGTTAAAACAAGCGACATGCTGGAGTATCTTAAAGAGATTGATCTTCCTTATAAAATCACAAATGGCACGCTTTGGGTTTATCCATTTTCCACAGGTGTAAAAGTGTATGATACAGTGTCCATTGATAGGACAGCAATAACCCGCGCTATTTTTCAGGATGCAGCTCTCAAGCTATCCCAAAGAATCGGAGAGCAAAGCGGTAGGCGACCGTCCGTTAGACCTTTTTATTTAGGGGGCAAAACCAAGACAATCTCATTTGGTGGCTCTGGAACAGTTGGTAAAATGGCAAAGGCAGTCAGCGCAGCACAAAAGGAAGGTTTCGACGTGCTTGAGGTTACAGATACCAAGGACCCATTTCCTACGAATGTGTATGCCGTATTTGACCCCAACCAAATCAAATCCGCCGAACCAATCACCCGCGACGATCAAGGCAATGTCATCCCACTCTCACGCCGTTTCCAGTCTGCATCGAATGATATTCGGTTCTCGAAAGTGGATGATTCACAAGTGATACCACTAGATGAAGCAATCCAGAAGATTGAGTCCTTCACTGAAGATAACGAAGATACCGAAAGCTGGCCCGATGACGTGACGAAGCGTTTTGAAGAGTCGGAGTATTATCAAGCAATCGAAAATGGCGATACCGCAAAAGCATGGGAATTGGCATCAGGTAGCGTTCGTGATGCTGAACTCGCCCCACTTGTTGAGCTTGCCAAAAAAGCGAACCAATATGGCCAAGCGTGGGATGCTACTTCAGAGAAACTTCGTAAGGCTGGTAAATACTCGATTGAAAACGTAGAGTCGGAACTCGGCAAAACACTTCCAGCGGATGTTGTTGAAGCATCAAAGGCAGACCTATCACCATTGGAAGAATGGCTGTCATCTGACGAGGTTCTAGCTGACGCGAAACGCCCATTTATTGAAGAGTCTGGAGCCAGGATTGATGCCACCATTAAGCGCATCGAAGATACTGGAAAATACACATGGGACGGTTCTGTATTTGAGCCAGTTTCAGATGCGAATGTATCTGTAAGATTCTCCAAAGTCGAATACGACTCACCCAACGATGCCGCATTCAACAGTGGCGCTGAAGTAGCTCGCAACACTGACTACGACGAACGCGACAAGGAAGTGCGTTCTACTATTCGCGCAGCATACGATATTACTCCAAAGACAAATGGCCCATCTGTGCCTCTAGACGAGCTTTTCAGCATCGTGAAGCAGTCGATGCCTGATGTGACGGAAACCGAGTTCAGCCGCATTTTGCAAGGGCTGTATGAGGACAGTGGGGCACTGTTGATTGAAGGTGAATCTCCATTTGCTACCTTCACCACCGAAGGCGAACGCGCTGGATCTGTCATCGTTATGCCACCGTCTGTATTCCAGACAAAGGCGATGGCTTCTATTGTGGATAGTCAGGCCACGGAAGATTACAGGAAGGATGTTGATGCCGCGAACACTGGAAAGGCTAAGGCTCCGTTTGGAGGTGTTCAGTTCACAAACTTCATGCCAATTGACCGCACGGTCAAATCTGCTGAAGAATACAGCGACGCTGCCATCAAATACGTCAACAACCTTGAGAAGGAAGGAGTTTCGCTTGATGATATTGCCAACTCAGTTATCTCGCCAGCGTTCCTTGAAAGCATCGGCATTGAGCAAGACTTGATGGCTCAAGATGCTCTCACTATCGAAGTCCGTCAACGTGTGGACAACGCTGCACGCGAGGAAAAGTCTCCAGGAAGAAAGAAGCAACTATCCAAACTTAGCGAGCGCCTGTCTGCATTCTGGCAGGGCGTTGGTAGCAAGAAAGGTCAACACCTTGGACAACGACGCTATCTTGTGAACAAAGCTCGTTATAGCTGGATGTTCATTCGTGAAATCGCAGAGAAAGCGATGAAGGAGGCGAGAACGAATATCCTTATTTCCAACTTTGGAAGTGAGAATGCGACTAGCTTCACGCAGAACTCGTATGAGAATTCTGATAAGGCCAATCAGCAGGCGGTGGATGAGAATATCAATGCTGCTGAGAATGATGCAGAATGGTCATTGATTCAAGAGGGTGTTCAAATACTTGAAGGCGAGGCCAAGTCTATTTGGCAAAGAATGGCTCAACTTCTAAGGAGATTCGCATTTTATGCACGTCGCAAAACGATGAAGGCAGCAAATGCCAAGGCATCCATGACGGATGCTGAAAGAAATGAACTTAACGCCATCTTGCAAATGTCGGATGAGGAGGCGGCGACGGCGGAGGCAAAAGACTTGGCTGAGTTTATCGCCCTTGGTAAGCGTTTTCTTGGAGAAGAATCCGCTGCCGACACGCCGGAGAAAAAGACCGTGCGCAAGAAGCGTGAGAAGATGGTTGAGGTTGCTAAAAAGCGTGCTGACAAAGGCTTAACACTTGAATCGCTTGAAAGCGATAGCGCCTTGTCGAAAATGCTTCGCGAGATCAATCGCGCACGTCCAGGTGAGCAAGCGCCATTGTCCAAACAAATCCCTTGGCGTCAGCTTCTCTCGCAAAGCGCAAAGACAGTTGAAGAATACCGCCAACGTATCTTTGACGCCATCTCTGCCAACGAAGAACTCAAGAATGCAACGCCAGAGCAAAAAGAACGTCTTGCAGACTTGTTCGCGGAAGCATGGGAAACCAATCGCACTCGTATCCTTGATGGTATGCTTGAGCGCATGATTCGCGCAGAGGAAGCTAAGAAGAATCTCAGCAAAGAAGGCGCTAAAGCTCTTCAAGCGCAACGGATGCGTATCGTTGAGGACATCAATCTTGGCATCTTTGATAATGACGAACTAGCAAAGCGCATGGCAGAGAAATTCGGTATCAAGTCCGAGTTCACCGAGACTGAGCGCGAGAAGATCAATTCGCTTATCGAAGTTCTTCAAGACGAAGGTTTGAACGCTGTGAAGCGCCAAGTTGCGGCCTACAAGCTACTTGAAGTGCTGCAAGGCGAACTCAAGATTCCAGTGGTAAAGATGATCGCTGACTTCTGGGTTTCCAGTGTGCTCTCTGGTCCAAATACTATCGTCTCAATCGGTCTTGCTGTTGCCAGCGGTGCATTCGAGCTTTCCACGGCATTGTCTCGCGTGTTCATCGCTGGATTCACTAATCAAAAGCAGCTTCCATCTGAGCTTGCTGGTGCATACAAAACACTCGCTCGATTGCTGAGTGCTTATGGTCGTCAAGCCCGTATCGCGTGGCAATACCTTGTTAGTGGTGATCCAGTGTTTCTTGATCCATCTATGAACGATGTGACCGAGAACATGCAATGGGGCAATATCGGCAAGAGCAACAAGCTGGCAGAACAAATGGCGAAGTCTGACAAGATTCTCGTCAAGAGCGCAGGTTTGTTTATGCGGACTGTTAGCCGTTTACTGACTGCTCTCGACGTATTCAATAGTGGACTCACCAAGGAAGGCTCGCTTTCCATCGTATTCCGCCAGATTGGACTCGATCCAGCTAAGATTGCTGAAATGGAGAAGAAGTCGGATTTGAAGCCTTACAAGGACGCCATTATTCAGAAAAACTTCGGCGGAACACCTCCCAAGTCTGCACGCGACAAGGCTATTCTTGATTCCTACGCTCTGGCCGACATGATGGCAGAACTGGATAAACTTGGCAACGTGTCCGAGAACGCCAACTTCTTCGGTCAACAAGGTGCCATGACACTTGATCCATCTGGACTTGGCGGCGTCGGCTATCGTGCGATCAGATCGCTTGTGACCAATGCTGAAGCGGGTGCTGATAGATTCCTGAAGCAAGCTCAACGCGGATGGAATGACTCAGCGCAGAATGGCGATAGGATTCTTTCTGGACTTGAGTTGGCATTCGCTTACTTCATGCAGTTCGCTGCCTACAATGCAGCCAACTTTGGCGGTGTTCGCTTCGCACGTTTCGCTGGCAACAAATTCAACCAAGGTCTGAGCTTCATTCCAGGTATTGGTTTCGCTCGCGCATTTGAGGCTGAATTTGATCCTAATCGCATCAGTGGAAAAGAAGCATTCATCGACTCAATTCGGCGCAATCAGCTTATTGGAGTGATGCTATCCGTTGCTGGTTATCAAATCTTGAAAGCCATCGCAGACGAGCCAGATGACGAAAAGCGCGGTTGGTTCATCAATGGTAGCTGGGGTAACCTCACACCTGAGAAGAAGCAGCAGAAGCTGGCTGCTGGCGAGAAAGAGTACACCATCGGCATCAATGGCAAGGTGTTCAATTACGCCAACTGGCCTATTTCATCTGTGCTTGCATCTATCGGAAGTCTTTCTGACTTGATCCGCTTCTCGCCAGATCAATGGAATGACAAAAACGTGGCTCAAATTATGGCAAGTGCTGCAATGTCTGGCGCTGCTGCTGCTGCTGACATTCCTGCTCTTTCTCAGTTCCAAGAGATATTCGGCAATAGCTTGTCCAGCAAAGACCCCAACGAGAAGCGCATGGAGCGTTTTGCCAAGGTGATGTCAAGCTACGCTGGTGGCTTCGTTCCTCGATTCCTGAAGGACATCGACTACGCGCAAGATCCAAATCTGCGTAAATACGAAACACTGTGGGAGAAGACAGCCTCGCACATCCCTGTTTATCGTCGCTACGAAGGCAAAGAGTACTACGACATCCTTGGGCAGCAAATCCAACGCAATGTGTATCCAGGTAGTCGCGAGTTCATGGTGAAGCCAACCGATCCAGCCTACAAGGTTCTCGGTGCTCTCAATTCCCGTGGAATCTGGCTGACTCCTGCCAATGCCGAACACCGCATGGTTGGCAAGGGCGCTCGTCGTCGCTCCCTTACGCAAGAAGAAGCCGACAACTACAGCCTTGAAACCGGCAAAGGCTACAAGCAGATGTTACTGCGATACGGCCAGCGTGCGCTCCAGATGCCCACAGAACGCGCTAGAGCATTCTTGTTGGACAAAGCTGACGAAGTGCGCGACAGGGCGCTCAAGAAGGTCTATAGAGGCTATCAACCAGCAACGTGATGCAAGAACTCATCCGCAAAAATACCATCCCGAAGGAATTTAACCACGCGAAGCTGCGTGAGCTATTTCCAACGGCTGTCATCACTGGCGATACATACGGCTTCTTCTACCACGTTGAATCCACAAACACGGTGTTCGTTAGATACGGTTGGCGTGATCTGGCGAAGTCAGTTCAAGAACACCTAACAGGAAATGGCATCGAGATTCCAGTGAATCTTGGACTCATTATGCAGGAAGCATTTTGCCAGCATCGTCCTGATTTATGCGTTGATCGTGATCCTGATAGCGAGGCTAAAATTGGAGCGTTTCAGATGATGAAGCGTTTTTACAACTCCGCCGTGAAGCCTTACTTGGCTGGACAGCTTGTAGATCAAGAAGAGGCAAATCGAAGAGCGGCTATTTGTGCAACTTGCCCCAAGAACGCAGATAAGATTGTTGAGTTCTGCGTGAGTTGCTCAACTCGTAGCCTCGTTGGGCATATCAATCAGTTTTTAACGAGTCGGCATACGCCTAGCGATCCGCTGTTGAAGACATGCCAGATTTGCAGTTGTGATCTTCGCATGAAGTGCTGGTGCCCAAAAGATGCCATGGACGAGCCTGAGCTTCGTGAAAAGTGGCCTGATCACTGTTGGATGAAGTAGTTCTGTGAAATCCCGTTGCATTTGGCGTTATCCTCGATAGTGGCTTCCGGGATTTACAGCGGGTAGAACCCACCTTCCCGAATGAAGATCACGAGGCGTTTCGAGGCTAGTTTTTCGTCGTTGGTCATACTTTTTCGATCCTTCCTATCATGTGGTATCCGTCACGAGCTGCCTGTTCTTTCCATTTCTTGAGTTCAGCTTTCGCGGCTTCTTTTGTCGGGTATGAGTCCCAAGATTCCAAAGGTGCGTAGCAGTATCTGGCCACCACTCGGAACCCCGAAGAGGCAGAACCAGACGGTGAGCCCAACGAATCGGGCGACGATGGTTGTGTATTCATGATCTTTTTTCGCCCGATTCGCGGGCTACCTCTACGTTAAACTTCCGCTGGAGCCTACGCTTGATTATCAGGCGGACAAAATTGTAGTTCATCTAGCATGTCAGAAGGTTCAGCCTTCCAGTTTGCCATTGCTTCAATCCAACGTGCAGGGTCAATGGTTGCTGTGTGCTTCCATCCAATGTCCAACATCGCAGATTCAAACTGGCGGATTTCTTCAGCGGATAAGCATTTAATCACTCCGTTAAGCGCATACACAAAAAGCATCCGGCCCAACAAGACTTCCGATGAAACGCTGACAACATCGTTTTTGAATTCTGTATTCATTCGCGGCGAGCCTCTACTTGATTATTCAGCACAAAATAAGACACGACTTCTAGCCCGTCATCGCGCCAATCTTGAGCAATGTCTTTTTGATCAGTCACAAATTCCTCGCTTCCAACTGTGCATTTCCACTCTTTGCGCTGAGACATCAGAGATTCAATTTGTGTCGCGGCATCCTGCGCGAGTCCAGGCGTTAATTAGTCGGCATCCATGAGCTTATGCGTTCAGTTTTTCCTCAACCGTCACCCACAGGGACAGCGGCGGCATGTCGATGCCTTGGCGTTCCCACTTCTCGCGGCAGTCTTTCGCGTTGTGAGCGTAGAGGTTGGCGGATTCAGTATCTTTCACGGGATGGCACCAGCATTGAGTGTGGCACTCATGGAGCGGTTCGCCGTTGCCGACTGGTATGCAGTGTATGTTGTTCATGGTCGAAAGTTTCCTCCGCTGTTGTTACGCCGAGAGGTAGCGGGGTGGGTTTACGTCTGCCACTCCTGCCCGCCATTTAGCCGTTTCAGGCATCACCAGGGCGTCCCCTTGGGCGGTCAAAACTGAACCATACGCTGCATGGAATGCCGCAGGAGCATCTTGCGCGAGGTCGAAGGCTGTTAGTGCGGCATCCATGAGCTAGGCGTTGTGCCGAAGAATGGCTTCGATCTTGCGGGCAAAGAATCCTTTCGGGTCCATGCAGTCATGGAGCGCCTGGAGCCGTGCCACTTTATCGGCGGCGACTCGGTATTCAGCGGCGATGATGCGAGCGGCGGCGAGATTCACATCTTCCACCCCTTCACAGTGAGCGCACATCGGGCTTGCCACATTCATCCAGTCTTGCGGTCGGTCGGCGGTCTTGCATGGCCCGAAGTCCACAAGCGCAAGGGCATCCCGAAGAGGCACAACAAGGTCATCGCTGCCAACCGGCAGGAGCGTTTCAGTTTCGTTTTCCATAGCTTTTCATTTGCTGCCGGTGGCAGGATTGTTGTCGTTCGGTGGATAGAGTTCGTGTTGGAGTTTTTCGAGTCCCATGCCAGAGCATTTTGAGCAGAGCATGAAATTGTCATGCAGGCCATCAGTCGGACGCTCCACAAGGCACTCTCGCCGGAATCCGAAACGTGAGCAGTTGCAACATGACACAAAGCCCCACAACCACCGAACAAACCGCTCTGGCGTGTTGGTCGTGTTATTCATGGTCTTGAGTTCGCGGTGTCTGATCCGAGACGTTCGGCAGCACAATCTTCCTCCAATGCGTTGCGTGATCATAACCACGGTCATACGCACCCTCCCAGATGTCATCGCCATCGGACCAATCTACATCGCCGTATTTATTGGCGTCTTCTTTGGTTGGCAGGCGATCATCAACTAGAACCCATGAGAGTTCGAGTAGCATCTTTTGCAGTTCATCAATGGTTTTCATATTCGGTATCTAACTATACGTCCATTTTTGGTTGAGATGCAAGTGGGATTTCAAAACTTCCTATATGTGAATCTGATCGGATCAAACTTGAGTTTGAATGTGTTAAGCCATCCAGTTTCTCGCTGCTTCTCAACGATGATTTCTGTGTCGTGCATGTTTTTATCTTGCTCTTCCGACAGCTTGTTTGCCTTTCTCAGCTTCTCCTTGTCAGGATTTCTGCATACGAGCAAAACATTGTCTGCATTGTTGACCAATAGGCTTGAGCCTTTGATGGAATACATGGATGGTCGATCTATAGCCTGTGACGGCTTGCCAAGATGAGCAACTAAATGCACATGCCCGCCAGTTTCTTTGGCAAAGTCTTGCAGACGGTTACAGAACTCACCCTGCGCTGGATAATCTTCCTCAAGGTCTTGGATTCGCATCAGCGAGTCGATAAGGAAATGCGTGCATCCATAACGCCGAAATGAGAACCACATCATTTCCATCAACTCAGCCTGTTTCATGGAGCCAACCACATCTGCATAGACAAGGTTTTCACCAACGCCTCGCACAAACTGCTTAGCCGTCTCATCTGTCAGCCGTTCATTCAGGAAGATTTTAGCCAGCTTTCTAAGCATCGTTTCAACCTTCATTTCCATGGAGGCTTCAAAAATTCTCGTCTGGTTGGCAAGCAGCGATGATTTGACAAAGTTTAGCATCGTTGATTTACCAGTATGTGAGAATCCACCCCAAAGGGTTACCTCTCCTGGACGGAAATAGAAGCCAGTGTGAGGCCAGTTTCCAGCAAACATCGGCAGCGTGAACGCTTCATCCTTGTACTGGATTTCCGCAAGAAGCCGCGTCTCCATCTCAGCGGCGGTTACCAACCTTTTGATTTTTGGAGCTTTTGCAGATTTGATCCACGACTGAGCATCATCCGCCGTGTATCCAGCTTGAAGGCAGTCGTTGGCGTCTTTTTTGGGCATCGCCACGATCAAACAGCGGTGCTTTCCCAACCTGCCCATCACAGTCTCGGTGATTTTTCTCCCAGCCTCATCTTGATCAAAAGCCAGATAAAACGTGTCAAATGGGGCGAGATTATCCCATTCATAGTCGATCCACGAGCATCCAGTGCCATTTGGTATAGAAAGGGCTGGAATGCCCCATTGTAGCCATGTAGCGCAGTCTATCTGCCCCTCTGAGAGTAAGACCACCCGATTCGTGTACGACGCTTGTGAGAGGCATTGCCAGCCAAATAACGATGGGGCGCATTCTTTGTCCTGCCAAACCTTCTTATCGGCACCAAGCGTTCGGTATGAACGATTGATCAATTCGCCACCGGGAGAATATGATGGAAAAACAATCGCCTGCTTTTCTCGGCTACCTTCTATTTTGAGCGCCTTTATAATTTCTGGACTAAGACCTCTATTCTCTCGCAGATACTTCATCGCTCCTCCATCATTATGGAGAATCTCAGATTTGATAATTGGCGGCTTTGCGTAGCTCTTCTGCTCTTGGATTTTTACTGCATCAACGATTCCAAGCCACTGCTTAGCCTGCTTAATGGCTTCAGCCTGCGTGCAACCCTTCACGCAGCGCCATAGGTCGATTAGATCGCCCTTATCGGTGTCGTTGCTCCAATCCTGCCACTGACCCATGAACTGCCCGTAAACGCAAACCTTGAGGCTTTCTCCCGGCTTGCCA